TGGATATTTGGTTACTCGAATACATCACCAGTTTTACAAAGGGGATTATAAAATGAAGTTGGAGTGTTCGAAGGATTCCTATGACCTATCTCTGAATCGAATTATTGAAGAACCCAACACAATGCAACAACTTCATCCTGTCACACTAAAACCATTGTCTGCTAACGAATCATTTACTCCAAGTTCAGTTCCTGGTAGAGCAAAGAATATTGCTAGTGATGAGACAGGGGTAGATCCAATGGTGTACAAGATATTTTCTTATGCTGCTGAACAATCAAAACCACCTTCGGGTCCTCGTGTCAAAGAACAACAATCAAGTGCACAGAAACTTGCTGATGCTAACAACAAGAAAAAGGTATTTTAATGATGTATCCTGAATGGAATTGGTGGACAGGAGTAGTTGAAAATCGGCACGATCCTATGAAGTTGGGTCGCTGTCAGGTTCGTATTATGGGATACCATTCCCCCGACATGGTTAAAATGCCAACAGAAATGTTGCCGTGGGCGATTCCGATGTCCCCAATTAACTCAGCATCTCAAACAGGTGTAGGTTGGTCTCCAACAGGTCCCGTAGAAGGAACTCACTGTGTTGGATTCTTTAGAGATGGATCAGATGGCCAGGAACCTGTAATGATGGGAACTCTCCCTGGTATTCCTAAGAAGGGTGGCGATAAAAAAGGTGGCCCATTCATGGACAATCGTTGGCGTAACGTCTCGTCAATGTACGAACTAAGTGCAGAGAATGGTGCTTTCGCAAAGAATAACAAGACAGGACAACCTGATATAGAAGGATCTATCCCTCGTCGACCTGGGTCATTTGTCTTTGCCCAAAAGGGTCAAGCAGTAGATGCTGCTGGGACAGTCACGTTGAAGAATAATACATTCAAAATATGGGAACTTGATCCGACACCTTATCCCAGTAAACGACTTATCCAAATGCCCACGATTCCAAGGACGGCACTTGGGTATGATGATATACGTGGTTCTCATGCGTTTAGACAGGATGAGTTTGAATCAAAGAAATTATCAGATGGATCAAACGTAGAAAAGTCTCAGGTGTACTTCCGTGAAGGTGGGCGAAAGGTACTCGGGCAGTTTGAGTTGGCAAAATCACAAAGTCAAATGGGTAAAAATTTACCCAACAGTTTCCAAGAACCACCTCAGTTCTACAAAGCACGTTACCCTTACAATCACGTAATAGAGACGGAATCAGGCCACTTAATAGAAAGAGATGATACGCCACAGGCAGAGAGACTTTTGTGGCAACATCGCACAGGTACGTTTACAGAGTTTGGCCCAACAGGCATACGAATCGAACGAACACACGGCGATAGATTTGAGACAACCTCCAGTAACTCGTACGAAGGAGTGGTAGGGTTCAAAGCGATAACGGGTCAAGGTATTCATTTAAATGCTACGGGGTCAGAGGTCGTTATTAAGGGAACTGGGTCTGCAGAGATTAATATGGAAACAACCTCGGGTAACATGCACATGAATATTGGTGGATTTACCGTGTTGAACTCTAAAGGTATAATGATGAAGGGTGATAAGTTTTTTGGAACGCAGGCAGATCAGTATTCAATAACTGGCCCGAATGGTAAATTGCTTTGGTCTGCTGTACCTGATCCAGATAAACCTAAAAATACAATCGGTCAGTTTTATTTAAATACCAGGAATATTTTATTCTCAGGTGCTTCTGATATATCAGGTTCCTCGAGTGGTAATATTAACTGGTCACCTAAAGGTGGATTTCTAATCAAAGGTGGATACAGCAAGGAGTTCTATACGAATGAGTTTATAGGAAATAACCGAACTCCTGGCACTGACTGGAATGGAAAAGAGATAGAGTCGATGATGGGTAACATCGTCCTCAAGGTGAATACAGGAAACCCGAAACTTGGTGCTATTGAGTTTATCGTAAAACCTGCGCCAATACCAGATATGGTTGATATGCCCACAAACATGAATGGATTGACATTCTTTAAATTGAATCCTGTTGCCACACAGGCTATTGTGATGCAGACACCTACGTTTATAGATACAACTGCTACACTATCAACCTTTCATAAAACAGGGTTGGCGATACTTGATTACGGAGCAATGGCAATGATCAATGCTAAACTGATGCTGATAGATTCTAAGATGGCATTTATCGGTGGAGTCGGTGCTTCACCTGCTGTACTTGGTGACCAGTTTGCCACTGAGTATGCTGCACATATACATCTATCACCAGCAGGACCAACAGGACCACCTACGACAGCAGCGAAAGTTATGACACTGCTATCTAAAAAAGTTATATTCGGAGGATAATGGCACTAGTGCCTTCTGCATTACAAAGTGGTTTGCAACCACTAAATGTTCCATCACCCTCAGGTTCGTTAACAGCACAAACGATTATGCTGGCATTTCAAACGTATGCCTTGGGCGTACAAAATATGATGGGATTGCCTTTCATAGCTATGCCTGCTTTTTCTGCTGGACTTACACAGTTACAGACATCGATGGCAGTACCAGTTCCAGCAGGTTCGATTGCCGCAATGAATGTTGCAACGGCAATAAATACTGCATGGATGTCTGTCCAAACTACATTTCAGGTAGGTCCGGCAGCAGCAAATATAGGATCTTTACAATCATCACTTGAAGCAGTATTCGCAGTACCAGTTCCAACAGGATCTTTATTCATTATGGGATTGACGAATGCGATACATGTTTATTGTGCAACTACGGTGATCACTGGGGTAATTCCTGGTGCTCCCCCAATTCCATTTTCTGGACCACCAATATAAAATATTATGGGATCAATTAAAGACGAACGTGCACAGGAGTCAGATCAGTCTCTCATCGATGCACCGCAAAACGCAGTCACCACACGAACTCGACTACTGAAGGATGTTGAATCAATACGTGAAGTTATGATGGATCCGGACACGGATAATTATCGGCATACTTCAGGTAAAGCATTCATGCACCCAGGTGCCAATGGTGCCGGGAACTTACATTCAACATGTAAAAAGTTGGGTGATTTGAGAACTATACTGATGGGATATGATCCTCTCTGGACGATGCAATATGAACTAGGAACATTCAATGATTTTATTACTTATTCTAATGTAGCACCGTCTACGACCTCAAGGTTTTCAGTCCTTCTTGTAACCTTAGATGGCACGTCAGAAGTTGAACTAAGTAACAACGTAGGATCGAAAGCAGTGATCAGCGGGAATACATTCTCTAACTACGTAGGAGATTACTACCTCGCCCAAGACTATGACACTCACAAGTTTTTCAATATAGATGAGGATATAAGTGTATTCGTGGATCCTTCATCATACTTACCCCAAAATCTTATTAATGGTGATATAGCATTTAAGCCAGAGGATGGAGATTATCTGGGACCTGATTCTGCGACCGATACTAGATTTGATTTTCGCATGTCTAACAATGGAGTTACTGTCTGTGATATTTATGCGCCAGAACTGATACATAATATTAAGGTCAACTCAGTTTCAAATGATGCCACATTCACAACCACTGAAACTATTTTGAGTGGTGATATGACAATGGTGCTTGACTCAGTCACAGCAGTCAATACTACTACAATGACAGTTGATATTGTTGGTAGGGAAAAAATTGAAAGAGGAGACACAGGGTTTGAAATATCGAATAAGGTTCAGGGTCTATCATCGGGTGCTTTTGGATCTGTCGGGGTTGTTAACTCGCAATTTCGTTGGACAGTAACTGAAGCTGGTGCCATTCTCACAGATGAAGTTGTCGATACCATTGCTGGATATGAGCAAAATTCTTGGTCACAACAATACGGGACTATGAACCTATCAAGTTATTCCGTGGCCGAAGGAACAGAGTTTCCGGCACAATTAACATTACATCATAGTTCGATCGGTGGAACAGCAAATACAAGAGACGGAAAAAATTATGTGGTCGGTGATGTAACAAAAATATACCCACCTACATTCGGGAAGACCCTGCCATTGAGACGATGGCGTGACCACGACGATGCTAATCCTGCTCATACAACAGGGTTACTTGCTATCATTACAGGTCGTGGACTACAGATGAATTTTGATTGGTTCGTGGCAAACAACAGACACATGGATGGACTGCCATCACAGTCAATTACTAAAATGGACAATGATTCGTTCCTACCATTTTTAGGATGGGCAGCGAATACAGAGTTGTCTATTGTAGCAGCGACTCGACCTGATGAGTTTAGATCTAACACTCAAAAGTCCGGCAATGAACAGGAACAATTTTTTGATGATGTAACTGCTGGTTCTCCAGGAAGACCAGATGATCAATATCCGTACATTGAATTTAATCCATTTCAACCTGCTGGCGTAGAAGATTTTCCTCGTGATAGTGCTCCTTACGCAGGCACGAGTGCTTACTGGGATGAGTCTATTAACAACGGAATAGGTGCTGTTGAGTTTTGCGTCTTCGCAGAAGCAAGATGGAGATATGTACCGAACCCACTTCTCGGTGGATACAACACAGCAGATCCAGGAGACACATTTTCACACCTAACGTTGCCTGGATATGCCACGGATCCCGCGAATGGTTCTAAGTTGCTTGATATACAGAACGTCAAAACTTCTACAGCAAATGATGCCCTTCAACATGGCTTGGATAGGCTGAGAAATTTGAAGTACGATTTAAATGGGGCAAACACGGGAGACATGAGATTTCTATCAAGTCCTGATAATGACAACGGAACTACGTTGGTTAACTCGTATATGTCTTGGGGCTCTCCAGGAACAACTACGGTCACGACACCTGCTTGGACAAGAGATGCAATAGCAGGAGGCGGAAGTCCTACGAAGTTGCCTTATTTTAATATTGGCAACGGAGCATATAATGATTACACTGATACAATTTCGCAGACGATTATTAATACTAATGGGACAACTTATCCGACCACATTCACCCATGAGCCAGGAACCTACTACATCAAGATGACCAATTTCTATGGAGAAAGAGTTTGGGAAGTCGTAGGAAGCTACGTCGTCGACGCAGAGGTTGACGTAAATAATGTAGCAACAGGAAACTATTTGCATAAACTTCTTTGGAATGCTGAAGAGTGGAGAAGTGAGGTGAATGGTCTAGCGAAGGTTTTTGATAGTAACGATTTTGAAGCAGCTGCGCAGACACTTTATGGCAGATGGATTTTACAAGCACAGTTTGTTGAATCGGCAGGTGGTTCTACTGTTTATGATATACATGCCGATGGTCATTGGGATTTATATTACACTGAAACATCGGGACCTGGTTCATCTAATAATAAAGTTGGACTTACTACGTATAACTATGGACATTATGCTGGTGATTCCAGTATAGATCAAGACAGGGCAATCTATAGATTTGTATTTGATAAGATGGTAATTTTAAGAGCATGGGAGACTGATTTTAAGAACCAAATGAGTTCTTTTACTAACACCCTTGCTAATAAAAATGGATTCACCTTTACCTTTGCTGATGACACGGCAACTTTATATGATACAATAAGTCAGCTAAAACAAGCAACAGACGAATGGAAACTTTCAGTCCATAATCGTATAGGTTACCCAACGTCAAACACAGATAACTTTCCTATAGGACACGGACAGTCTGCTCAAGGTTATTCAGAAGAACTGTATAACTTTTCAGAGGTATTGACTGGTGATGCTATAGGAACTCTCAAACAGGCAAGCAATGCGATTAAGAATCTTGGCCTCATCTACGATGATGTCAGAAGAAACAGAAAGAAATATAAACTCTACGCCAGTTGAGCGGGAATACCCTCAAGCACTCAAAGACGTAGACGATAAACCTTTCAAAGAAAATAACTGGATTCACCCTGAGCATTGGAAAATGCATCAGGAGAGTGCAGAATTACTTCAAGAAACTGCAACTTCTTTGCGCGACAGCATAGAAGAACTTGAACAATTAAAAGAAATACAGAAAGAAAAACACAGTGGCTGATGATAAATGGAGTAGTCTTACCTTTGCGACGAACAACAAAAAGGCAGTAAACAGTTTTCTAAAAGATATAGATAGCTGTATTAAGGTTGTAAAGCAACTTGCGCAGTTGGCACAATCTAATGTTGCCTTCCTGCAACTTCTGCTCACAGGTTTGGCAAATCCTTTTTTCATTGCTATTCAGGTTTTGTGTCAGGCGATCGAAGACTATGTCAACTCCCTATTCAACGTAGGGATTTATTACATGGTGATTCACTCAGGTAACACTGATCTGGAAAAGGTTGCTAAGTTTAAGGCAGATGCTGAGTTCCGTTATCCTGGGCAGTTGTTACAAGACGTGATGGAAATAGAAGATACATCGGTAGCATATGAAATGCTTCAGATGGCATACAAAATTAATAGTGCCCTTCCAGATTCACAAAAGGTAAGAGACGCAGAACGTGCTCGAAGACCGAAGTATATAAGTGAGCAGTTTCTAAAACCTTATGAAATCGCAGCAACAGAATACGTAGCAAAAATTAGCACAAAGACAGCTCTTAAAATTACTCCTGCTGAAAAGAAAAATATTCTATTGCGATACATATACAATGAGATCAAGGATGATGTTTTTATCGTCGAAGGATTTGTAGCAAAGTATGGATCTAAAGCATCCAGGATCATTGCAGAAAGATCAGGCAAATCAGATCTAGGAAATATCACAGACGACGATAGCGGAAACGATGATGGAGTTCTGGGCACGACTGCCAGATCGGCACGTTACCTTATGGATACTGGTTTAGCGTACATTGGCAAAAGATCAGAGTCACTTGGATTAACACAGTTATCCCCTAGTGATACACTTGACGCAATGGCGTCTGCCTTTGATGACAAGGGGGATTTCAACAGACCTGGTGCACCACTTTTTGAACTTCATACTGGTGAGACTAAACAAGATAGAAAAGAAGAGAGAATAAAAAATCCCCAAAATTACTTCTTTGCCCATTCACAGAAATTACAGTTCGAAGCAATCTTAAGTAATGCTGCTGCCCAGAACAAAGGTGCTATACAGGCAAAACTTGATGCTGTAAATGCTTCTCTGGCGTCAATAGAAAGCGATGTAGAAGAAGTTTATGGCGAGCCAGGAAGACCAAAGAGAGATAAATTCGGTCGTCCAAAACTGTTCGGATTTAATGCTGGAGACACAAAGGGTGCTCCATTCCAAGGCGATGACTTTGGTTTCTTTAAATCAGTTGATTATGAATCATCGCTCGATGCTGAGTTAGATAGTGGATTTTCAAAATACTCAGGTGCTATTTTCTATGCTGGTGCAGCAACCATCGATGGCATACCTATTGAGACTCTAGAACTTTTGGGTCGCGTGTTTAATGGATTCGACAAATATTTCGGAGACCTGACTGCTCGATTGACAATGGCATTTAACGAACATACAAAAGTAAGGTCGATACATATAAGAAACATATGTCAGGTTGTAGCATCAAAACCACTCTCAGCAGCAGCACTCAATAATCCTTTCTTTCCAAAATCACAGGTACAGGAAACCTTTTACAAGATTGAAGATGGAACTTTGCTGATTGGTGAGCAAAGTAAAAATACAGTCATCGTGTTAAAGAACGAAAGAACTGAAAGGGAAGACGTAGTTGCTGTCGACGACAGAGGAAATGTTTACAATCCTTATTCAACTTTGACTGACACAATGGCGAAGAACGAAAAGATCATAGGACAAGACACCCAAAGTGCTTATAATGTTCCTACTGCTTCGGGCACAGGAGAATTAGAATTTTCATCGAATACAAAATCAGCGTACAGTGCTCAACGACTTCAAGTAATGCCTTATACAAATTCACAGGGTCAGGGTAAATACGAACCAATCGAGGGACAACCTTTTCAGCTAGGTGAATTGGTTTATGTAGCAGTTGAGGATGGAGAAGGAAATATTGATGTTAATCGACAAATGACTGGGGCAGATTCTAAGGCATGTGTTCTCGGTACATTTAATACTGAGTTGGGTGATTTTAGTGGATATGATTTTCCACCTTCGGTGGCTCCAGACTTTGCTCAAAAGATTACAGTCGCCGAGTTCTTCCCAGACTTTGCCTTCGCTGTTAGAAATACCATTTTGGGGTTTACTCAGTTCTTACGAGGATTAGCAAAAGGTGGAGCGAATGCCCTTTCTGAGATAGTGCAGTTACTTGATGATGTGATAGGGTTTTTAAAAGACCTCGAGACGGGAATAGTAAACTTTCTCGAGTGGCTAAAGGCACTGGCGAAACTTGCAGACTCCGGTATCTACGGAGTGACTTTTAGTGCTAATGGAAAGGCAGGTCTCCAGCAAAAATTGAACGAACTGAAGACAGCAGATGGAGCACCACCAAAACACTTGAAGTATTCATTCGCAGTTATGCTGCTTGGTGCTGAATCAGACTTCGGGGCATTTATGAAGTTCCTAAACACCAACCAAGCATTTAAGAATTTCGAGGATGCCAGACAAAAATATGGTGGGTTGTTGGAGAAATCCCTAACTGGGTTCCAGAGTGAAATTAAAGAACAGTTGTCTGAAACCCTTCGAAGAGGTGGTCATTTTGATTCAATGTTCTCTGAAGATATGAATCGAAATAGTGATATTTCCAAAGATTTAATGGTGCTTCCAAATGATATAGATGATGGATTGGTTACTACTTTGGATTTATCTGAAGGCGGAACTGATAAGTTTGAAAATGCTGGAACAGGTTTACAGGGAAGTGGTGGTTATGTATCAGAAACTGATGCCGAAAATGCTGCTCTAGATGCTAATCAAGCACTTCGTGATCCAAACTCAACCCAAACAGGAGTAGTAACTGACAACTTGCTAGATGCTGCAGCATTAGGATTTAACTCTAATCAAATGAGAGCAGGATCAGATAAGCTAAAGTTTTTCTGGAAATTTGAGGTCGAGAGGTTGACTGCCGAAGAAGAAAGAAATGGGGAAGTAATAGGATACACTCTTTATTGGGCAAAGGCAGAAAAAGATGAGTTTGAAAATATTACATACATTCGATCACAAGAAATACATTCATGGTTGGCAAAGGGATTAGATTTTGAACAATCAGTAACAAATGATATTCCACTTGCCAAGGATGTTGAAGTCGGAGCAAATACAATACCTAAGGGTACTACTCACGTATTACTTGTTTCATTCTGTAGTATTTTAAATAAATTTGGGAATGTTACTTTTTATACGTCAAGAGAATCCGATGCTGAGCATGTCATTCCTATTTCGACAACGTTGCCTGCACAACCTGAAGTAATCGTAGATGAGGTTGTTTCCTCTGTTTCTATCAACGAGGCATTTCTTACTAATCTATCATTTACTATTGAGGATAAAGATCAGTCTGGACCTGAGGATACCTCATCGGTATTAGGATATAGAATATTCTTTGGGGATTCAAATGGTAGTGACTTGACTACAGATCCTTGGAGGTCTGTGATTTTGCCTGCTGGTGGAGGAATACAGACTGTCTCAATTACTGGTGAGCAACTTGATATTGATGACTTCGGTAGGATGGAAACTATGCTGGTATATTCTGAGAACCAAAATGGTTTGTCTCCTGTTGTTCAATATGATCTTGGGAAGATTACAGCACCAAGGGTGGGTGCTAAGTCTGCTGCGTTTACAGATTCAGAACCAGATAGATATAAGATCGCAGGTGATATTAAAATTGAAAGAGGTGATGGGCACGTGTCTCAGTTTGGTATCGATGATGTTTATAGAGTTTTCTTTGGCGAGTACAATCTGGCAACCAATACCGTCTCGCAAGTCGGTGCGCAGATTGGGACAGACGTAAACTATCGTTCCATTGACCAGAATGGTTTACTCACGACATCAGTTCCATTGACAGACCTCGATAAGACGGTAACTCACTTCATGATTTACTCTGCTCGTGATAAACAGAATGTCCCAGGGCAAAAGGTAGTACAACGAACTTCCTACAACATTGCGATTAATGATAATGGATATTTTCCACGATTCGCACCTGAGGGAATACATTTCGAGGATATTACGAATACGCCAAACTTTATTACAGGTACATTTGATATTACTCCTGCGTTAGATGAATCCTTTGTTGATAATTATACAATCTACTATGGTACTGAGGATTTTACAAGAGTGGATGTTACTGGCAGAAAATCAAATGCACAGGGGTTTGTTGGTGCTGTTTCTCTTGGAACCTCTACACAAATCTCAATGGAAGAAGAGGTACATGGTGTTAAGACAGGGGAATTGATATCCTTCTCTGCTGTGGCAGGAACAACGGAACTAAATAATAATGATTATTATGCTTCAGTTAGCACAGCAAATGCTCAAATAATAGATTTATTTACGGATACAGCATTGGCAGTTCCACTAGACTCAAGTGCTTTTACTGCACATGCGGCCAACACAGGAATAATAAATCATGGAGTTACCCCAATATCCGACGATGATCTTGGAGAGATTTCAAGACCTGTCGCCGATGTTGCCCTTCCAATTGAGGCAATGTACTACATGGTGTTCTCTAAAAATGGTGCTGGCGAGAGTCGAAACTTTGCTTTCCTTGATGTCACAGATCCTTTGGTGCCGGCAAGTTCAGGAGAGATTGTTGCTATTACTAAAAATATTCCTTTAGTGGAAGACGTAGCATAGACGAAACCTAAATACTGTATGGCTACTGAACCAATACCCACGACGTTTTCTGATATTTCCTTGTCTATGAAAAGGAATCCTGTAACTAAGGATGTCGACGAAATAACAAACGAGCAGGCAGTTCAAGCATCGATCTTAAATATATTATCAACTGGTCCTTATGAAAGGTTGTTTAGACCTGATCTTGGTGCTGGTTTAAAGGAAATGCTGTTTGAACCAATGACGAACCTTACGGCCAGTAGAATGGAAAACCGTATTCGTTCTGCTGTTGCGACGCAAGAACCACGGGTAAGTGTTAAGTCCGTCCAGGTCATTCCTGACGAAGAAAAGCATCGTTATGATATTTTTGTGACGTGCGTAATACTAGATACTACACAGGAAGTTGAAGTTTCACAAGTTTTGCAGAGAGGTAGATAATGGCAGTAAACACTGCTTTACAGGTTTCCGATTTAGATTTCGATAATATTAAATCGAATCTAATGCAATTCGTTAAATCCAAGAATCAATTTGCCGATTTTGACTTTGAGGGATCAAACCTCAGTTTGATGGCAGATATGTTGGCGTATAACACATTTTACAATGCGTACTATGTCAATCAACTATCTAACGAATCCTTTTTGCAATCTGCTCAGTTAAGAAACAACGTTGTCTCAAAAGCAAAGGCAATAGGCTATACCCCTAGATCTGCGGTTGCCCCGATGGCAGTTATTAATGTTCAGATCATTCCCGATACACCAACTGCTGATCCATTAATCCTAGAAGAGTACACAGAATTTTCTACAACAGTTAACGGAGAATCTTATTTCTACGTTACCACTGAGACAATTACTGTAAAACCAAGTAGGACTGGTGACTATTTTGCCAACAACATAGAAATCCGTGAAGGAACTCCGATTCGTCATTCATATATTAATGATGAGACGAATCCCGATCAACAGTTTCTTGTTAAAAACATAACGGCAGACGTAAATACTCTTGACGTGGTTATTCAGTCAAGCCAATTAGACGATACCTCATCCACCTGGCACATTGCTAACAACGTAACTGAGCTCTTTGGCACATCAAATGTCTATTATCTTGACGAGATAGATGGTGCAAGATACGAAGTCACATTTGGTAATAATACCCTCGGACGTAAAATCGAAGACGGCAACGTCGTTTTGTTTGATTACATTTCTACGAATGGCGAAGCATCCAATAAAGCATTTGACTTTGTTCCCACAGGCACAATAGGAGGACAGAGCGAAGCAATCATTACAACAGTACAGGCATCGAGTGGAGGCAAACCTCGCGAAGCAGTTGCTGAAATAAAATACAATGCACCTAAATATTTTGCTGCTCAAGGCAGGTGCGTTACTCTCCAGGATTACTTGGCATACACCAGAGTCCTCGTACCGAACTTAGATTCCCTAACAGGATGGGGAGGGGAAGACAATGACCCTCCAAAATACGGTGATGTTTACATAGCAGTCAAACCTCAGAATAGAGCATTCTATTCATACGTCGAAAAAACAAATATTCGACTTCAACTAACTGAGAGGAATCTTGTTGCTATAAGGATAAACGTCATTGATCCAGATTATACCTTTGTTGAACTTACAATAGACATGTACTATAATCCTGATGCTACTCCTACTCCACAAGAAATTATAGCTCAGAATGTAGCAACCTATATTAAGAATTTCAGCAAAGGTGAGTTGTTAACTTTCGATCGAATATTCAGGTATTCAAGTTTGATTGCAGAAATAGACGGACAAGACCTTTCCATTAGAAATAACTTGACGTCGGTCAGACTTAGAAAAACATTCATACCTTCAATCGTATCTGAGAACAACTTAGATTTGAAAACGAATAATACTTTATATTTACCTAATCAATCTTACGTCGGCACACTAACCTCAACAAAATTCTCGCACGAAAACGATGCAGGATCTGAAGTTGCTAATTGTCAATTTGAGGATCTACATCTTGAAAATACTGTACAAGGTAGACTGAGAGTTATTTATGTCGATCCAAATTCTTTGGAAAAAACTATTGTAAAATCCAACGTAGGTAAGGTTCATTATGATTCAGGTAAGATAGAGATACAGGGGTTTAGCCCTCTTTCTTTTGATAATGATAAACTGGATGTCTTTGTTCGTCCTGCAATTAACGATATTACCCCAGTGCGTGACCAGATCCTCGCCATCTTGGACGAGGACATAAAAATAACTATGCATGCTGTAGTTGATCGGGATGGGAATGACCCAACACGGAACACTTCAACAGTATCATCGTCACAAAATTCATAGGATATATCTGGTGTGCCAGGATTAATACACGACGTAGACGTTTCAGCACAGATCAAGGAACAACTGCCCGAATTTATTCGTGCAGACTCTGGACAAAATTTCCAGGGATTCCTCGAGGCATATTATGAGTGGTTAGAACTCGTACGTATCGACCTCGACAGGGATGTTTCAGAACTATTTTTCGTTGACCAATTGGTCTTCGGGGAAAGATCTGCTGCTAAAGGGTTGATCAAAGCAATAATTAACGAGGGTCGTACTATTTATGTACAGTACAAGTCTCGTCAGAAAATGCTGTATGATGAAAGAATCTTCACTGAAGGTCTTTCATGGGACGACCTAGTCGAACAACACAAAGATCGCTTTGATGTTGGATTTTGGTCTAAGTCCCCAGGGGCAGATTATACTGCTGGTATAAAGGACGTCTCCTATAATGCCATTCTTGCGGCATCCTACATGATGGATCTACAGGACGTAGATACCACCGACCTCAAATTCTTCAACGAAACATATAGAGATACCTTACTTGCCAACTTTCCGGAGTTGGAGAATGCTAGGTACGTAAACGAACGGCAACTTGCCAAGATGATTCGTACATTCAACAACCGTAAGGGTGTTGATAAGACCTTGCAATGGTTATTCAAGTTAGTGTATGGAGAGGATATTGATGTATTCTTCCCTGGAACTCTGTTGCTTCGTGCTTCTGATGGTCGATGGAGAGCACCAATTGTTACCTTCCTTGCTGGAATACCAAACGGATTTACCTTATCTGATTTTACTGGCTTGCGTATCAGGGGTAAGACTTCCGGAGTGGAAGCACTCGTAATCAACTCCTACAAAAACCAAGTAAAAAACAAAGAAGTCAACGTTTTAGAGCTGTCGGGTTTACCAGATTGGGTAGATGAAACTTCTCCTGGAGTTCCCGGTAATCCAACTCTCTTCGATTTTCTAGTTGGTGAAACAATCGAAGTTCTTCCCGCGACCTTTATCGAGGATGAGGATTTTGCAGACCGACCTGAGAGAAATCTTACAGCAGAAGTTAGAGGTGGTGTTTCTGAGGTTGAGATATATGCTGCTGGTTCCCATTACTCTCCTGGCCAAACAGTTACATTTGAGAGTGCTGGAGGGGTAACTTCTACAGCAGATATTATAAGAGTATCAAATAACTTTGCTATTGACTTTATGGGAGTTGAGAAGCAAGGGACGGGTTATCAAGTCGGCGATGAAGTAGAGGTTTTTCCAGCATATACTGGTGGTAAGAATCAGAAAGCAATCGTTGGTGTGTTGGCTGATGAATACGTTATGTACCATTCATACCAACAGATTTATCCGTACATTGGATTTAATTTAAATGCCAACTCAATTTTTCAGTACAATACTCGAGAAGCATTAGCCACGGCACTTTACTTTACTATTACCATACCGCAGGTATTTGCTAATGGTGATAGTAATTATCAAAACGGAACTTCATTCCCAGATTATCCTCTTATAAAAGGGCAGAATATTTCCTTTACTCACTCGGGTGGTACTGAGAATGCATTTGTCCTTGCACAGGAAGAGGGCAAGAACTCGATGCTCCGTGTTAGGATGTACGATACAACCCACGCAGATCCTTCAGGAATCAAGTCCCTTCACCCAATCCATTCGATCAACTCCTTTACGTTAGAAGATGGTACGGTTGTTGAGAGGGTAGATGATACAACCTACGGTGGTTCTGTTACAGCAAACGTACAGTTCAAGGATATGAGAATCGAAGATGCTGCTGTTTATACAGACGAAATCTTTGGTGGTATTCAGTCAATTACAGTTATATCTACGGGTGTTGAATTTTTTGACCTTCCTTCTGCTTTAGTTAAGGGACGGTCAAATACAGCTGTTTATCCTACGTGGACAGCAAATACTCAGGAAGAAGTTGATTACGGTGGCGATGGTGGTAAGTACACTGTTTCTGCATACAATACAATGCAGATTACTACTGACGAATCCACAATGGTGTTTGCTAATGGCTGGTCACCCACGGATCCGGATTATCCGATCTCGAGGGTTGCTGCAATGGAAACAGTCCGAACGACCAGTATTCCTGGAGGACTAAAGACATATGTTCATGGAAACGCAGCATTCGGCGAAATAAGAGCAGAACTTGTTGGTGTGCTTGATAGATCATCCATATCGTATTTTACTCAAGAAGATTGGACACTTGCTGCCGACGATACCTTTTATGTTATGATGGAAGACGATCCTGATGAGGAAGACAGGATGCTCGCAGAAGGTGATTCTCTTGTTCTCAAGGTTTTATTTGAGGAAGACGTCGCTGATCCATTCTTAGCTAACCAAACATTACGAGTTATAGATGCGAATGGTACCCTGCTGTTGAGTTTTGATGGTATATTGATCGAAGATTTCAGAAAGCAAGGAACGGATGGGGTTATTAATGTTCCATACCTCGCAACCAATTCCATTTTCCAGATGCTGGTAAGAGATCCAGGATCTGATTTTAGTCAGGACTTTTTACCAGCATCCGATGTCATAACATTCGGTGCACTAAATGCGAACCTTATTCCAATCCTTTCAGGTACTATTAAATACGAGGGTGAGTGGAAGGGGTATAACGGTATCTTATCGTCACCGCAGGTTCTTCAAGACTCCTATTACTGGCAGGATTTCTCCTACAGTATTCGGTCAGGGTTCGAGCTATCAACCTATCGGGATCTGGTAAAACGTCTTCTCCATGTTGCTGGTGAGCAACTCTTCGGTGAAATGATTATCACCATAAACGTGAATGCTCAGATGTTTTCGGGTGGTGATTACGGTGCTAAGCACGATATCAACTATCTCCTCGATGCTAACTCACATACAAATGGGCCATTCGGTGGTCCATTTCTGGATCGACCATTCTTTAATCTTGAGAAAGAGTTCTTATACACAGCAGCAAATGGTGCTGTTGCTCCTTTCGCAATTTCTCCTTGGCAAGCAAATACTGAAGATCAGTATGCTGATTTGGATGCTAGACTTTATAATCTTCAAATTCTTCATGAGCCAATACTACATGACGGATTATTTTACGCCAATGGTCAGCCAGTTACTTGGGTAATTACACCAGGAAAAACATACAATAATCCTGAACTTACCGCTCAGATGCCCCGATTTATTACGGAGAATGCAATTCTGAGACCTGAGGGATTGTTGATGGAAGACCAGTTCCAGACTACAGGACCTGATTACATTTACGGTGAGTTCCCTGATGCTATTGCATACAAACAGTTTCAGCATGGTGCCAGAGTTGATTGGAAAGAGTTTAGATACCTGCGTGACTTGGGAGAAATCAAATGGATCGATGAGTCTCTAAACGATTATAGAGGTGGGTACTACTATCAAGTGCCCGATGATTCAGCAGAGGGTGCGTGGTATAGAATAGATCTAGAAGGTAACAACCTTCTGACAGAAGAAGACAAACACGATTTGATCACAGAAGATTCTGCTCAGGATTTGACATTTCTTCCAGAGACATACTATGGTCTGACAGCCAATAGTGTTACTATTGTAGCAACTCAATCCAACTCTTCAGACCTCATAGTAAACGGAGGAGATTTTAGTTCAGATCCTATAACGGGTGTTTCAGTAGGGCAAAAATTTGACATTGAGTTCGACGCATTTGAACCACATTATCAACATAGTGGTTACAGTTTCTTAATTGACGATGGTGTCGATGATTTGGCAGTGGCAGTTGAATCTGCTTACGAAGAGTTTCGTGGTCAGATGCTTCCTGCCGCAGTGTTCTCAAGTCCCTTCAGCCATGAAGTGTTCGTCTTTTCTCCTCCTCTTCCTTTCTCTTACCTGTGGTTTCAAAACGGATATGCATCAGCTGATGCAGCAGGATTTAATCCTGCAACACCAAGTGGTGTGAATTATTACATAGAAAAAGATACGGGTGAGATCGGTATTTATCGACTTGATTACATGTTAACACCTGACAGGTTCGTTGTCACATACATTTCCGGTGATATAATCAATGGCGGAAGTCTCCGACGTGGGGACATTAATACTTTTGAAGGACGGGTAAATCTCAAGGATGCTTCCAATAATCTATTGAACAGAGCAAACTTTACTGCAGAAATTAATGAGATAGGACTTGTAAATCCTTCGATCGAAAACCTCACAGTTGTGTCAGGTGGAAATCCGAGTTTTGAGGTTCCTTCAGTTTATACCTTTACTCACGAAGGTTCTAGTAATTATAATGTTGCTCGTGTATCAGGTCCCGTATTAGATTGGGGTGGCCCATCGGATATCTACGGAGGAGGCATACATAACGCGATTATCCGACAGACAGTACCACAGGTTCTTGAGTTCGACGGATTTGATTTCCTTGCCGAAACACTTATAACGATACAGACTTCAAATACAACTGCTTCAGCACTGTCATATCCACAAAATTGGTTCATTCCCCAAACTCCCTCTGCCCCATTAATGACAGTTGATGTTTTCCCAGGATACAACTACGGGGAGTTTACTATTGATGGTGTGACTCATATTGCTGATGTACGTTTAAGAGATGTTACCAGTATCTCAACACCGGGAATAATGATGTTTGTTGATTTTAACAGCATATCTCCTGGTCAATGGTTACGGGTTGGGTTGTCAGATTCTAGCAGTATGTATGGTGTTGGTTTTGGTATGTATCTTGGCAAAACTGCTGATACTATTTTCATTAAGAACATGGGATTTGCTACTACACCTTGGGGCGATACAAACTTCAATATTGGAAGTGGCTCAAGTCCTACTTACGTGTATACGGTCGAGGATTCCCCTATAGAATCAGTTCCATTGGCAAATCCTGCTGTCTATTCGATGACACCTTTGGGTTTAAATAGACACGAGGCAGTATATGTTGCTGGTCATAAGATTGATTTCGGTGGCCCGACTGATAGATTTAACTCAGGATTTGAAACTACTATTTCATATTACGAGGGAGCAGAAGCAGCTAAGACTGTTCGAATCAAGGATAATGCTGGAGTTGATTACACAGGTCCTGAGATTGAAAAAATTATTATCTCAGACATCGTACCTCATAAATTTACAGGCACCTCTAATGGAATTATGACTGTCAGTTCAAATATTGATGGTCCTGGAAACTTCTATCGTTTTGATAATATGAACGGAGCAGGTTTTAACATCGGAGAGATTGTCTGTATCAAGGGTACATTGATCGACGGGAAACAGTTAGATTTTAAAGCAGAGATTTCTTCTCTTGGCAGTTTAACAGTAAAACTTCCTGAGACTACATTTATCCCCGGAGGCATTTTCTCAGGTGATCACCAATACAGAAATGTTACAGCATCACTTTTTGCTATTCAACCTGCTAATACAGGTTCTCTCGATCACCTAAATACAGATTTTGTTTATTCCGAGTACAAGGTTACGCCTACAGGCACAAACAACGAATACACAGTGACTCACCTCGGTGGGGCAGTTCTTAATTTCGGTGGTGACAACAATGTTTATGATCAGTTCGTGGGCAATGCCATCTACCTTGATGGAGATGCAAATGTAGCAACGTACAACTTCACACATTATGGGCCATTTGAAGCAACAATGACCGATACTAATCCTCCTCAGTTTCATATAGAAGAGGAATTATCTGGGTCATTTATCACACGAAATGCAAGTTTCTATAGACAAGAAATACAGATGACTTTCGGTGGTGAGATTTCTGCTCCATTCTATCTCAAGATTGAAGATACAACTCCTGGGGCAGTTTGGAATCCGATTAATTTTGATTATCCTTACTGGGCACTGGATGGTAGGATTTATGCAGAGATGCAAAACGAGATAGACTTCGATCTCCCCATAGACGTAACGACTCAAAATTTTTACAATCCTCTTTTTGATAAGGAACGCCATCCATCTGATTACGACGGAACAGTCTACAGGGACTGGAGAGACAATCCAACTACAATCCCAGAACCTTACAGGGTTAGGTATGATAGAGTCATAGCCGATTTGCCAGATTTCAATAGTTTCGTATTCTTCGCTGAGCAACAGAATCAAGATCCAACTGGAAATCTTCAGATAGTCTTTGAAGACGATGGAAATATGTTATCGGAAGAGTTTAGTGCTGATTGGCAGCAAGCAGGTGCTAACGGGTCAGTCCATACTCACAGAGACTGGTTTGCTTTTTCCGAACCAACTATTGTTTACCACAATAACGATTTCATCAATACTCAAATACCTAGCGTACTACACATATCAGGATCCACTCAGCCAGAGATTTATCCAACACTGAATCTTTATGCCACTCCTTCGATGAATGTCGAAATAGAAATACGTGGCCACGGAAATCCATTAGTACCAACTGAGTATCATTACTTGCCTGTCCATGTTGCGGCAGACGAAGGTTGGCTGAATCCTGAGGTGGTAAAACCAATCAATATGGAAATGTTTATTCTCAATGACTTGGGTGATTTTAATGTTGAAATTGGGGAAATCATTGCCATTCCTACGGCTGTTGAAATAGACATATTAATGGTTATCAGTGCTACCAGTACTGCTGTTAAATTGCCACTTGGAAGACAGTGTGGACTTTTGATTCAGGAAACTGCTAGCGTAGCAAGTAGTCAGATGTTGTACGAGAGACTGATAATGACACCTCCCGAATACCATTCAACATACTACCCAGACTTTGTAACCACTTCAGCAGAAAAAATTGGAATTGACATAGGGTATAATACTACAGGGGAACTACTAATAACAGAATCAAGCGAACAGAAGGTAGCAAACACAGACGTTATTGGTAACTTTTCTTCAAGGATGGTAACAGAATCACAAGGATTTCAACTTGAGTACTTGGCAATAGAGGATGAATGCGGTGATATTCCAGTAGAGTATCACAAAGAGATTTACTGCTTCTATGATGCGTCGACGACCTTTAGTGTCTTTACCCCTACTCATAGTCCTCAGTTAGAGTATAATATGCAGGCCAATGTACAGTTTTCCGTGCATCCTGAGGCAGTAGAAATAGAATATCATCATTCCCAATCAATGCCCGACACGTTAGCATACGTTGCTGGAGAACAAAGGGTTATTGATCATACTCTCATCCCTTACGGATTAGAAACAGAATCTGGTGGGTGGCATTGTTTGTTAGATGATAATCCTAATAGTGCTGTTACGTTTGAGGACAATGGTTACATTCTAAACGAAGAAATCCCAGAGTCAATCAGAAATCTTGTATACAATTGGGATTTAGTTGACAGACAGTTCTCTGAGTATAATCAAGAAGGAAGTGACCTCCGGCGAGATACTCGTGGATGGAGTGTTATCCAGGATTATCCTGCTTACGAGTTGGATTTTGGGGACATTCAACCTATGAATTTGACTCCAGTTATGTGGGAGCCAAATCGTAAACCTGCACAAAACGTTCCTTACTATTTCTATACTGAGGACGGAAACTTTTTGGTTTACGAAGATGGTGACCATATCAATGACGAGCAAGCACGCTGGTGGATGCCTCAGACTTTCCCAAGGCATATTGAAATAGAATTGTATTTGGAGGTTCCTCCACCATATATTGCTCCACCTGACAGAGCAGATGTTCTTTTAATTGATTTAACATCTATAGTAGTCTATAGCGAACCTCAACTAGAAATGTCTGATCCGATTTTCTACGATGCTTCTGTTACAGTATCTCGAGAAATTCATAACCACCTTGTTCCTTTCAATGCTGGAACAATCTGGTGGAACTTTCCTCAGTCACCTGTCTATCGTTCCTATTCTAAAGACTCAGATTTAAGAGAAATACTGGATGGAGGCACACCTGCTGATGTTGATGGATTTGCTCCAAAGGATATCGGTGCCTGTGTTGTAACGTCTCTGCACGAAAGGTCATTGACTTTTGAGTTTATTGTAGAATATAATACTGCGACCATTTACTCATACTACGAACCTATTCTCTATATGCCTGAGCAGGACTTGATCGTAAGAGAATCCCATGAGTGGGAAGAAGAATTTTATCTCTTTGTTCCACGGCAACAGATTATTACACATTCGCAGTACCATAGACAAAATGAATTTGAATTGGATGTCCAACTTCCAATAGATGCATCCACGATCGTTCTTCCAATACATGAAGTACATGATCCAATACTTGTTGGGAACTTGATCGGTGGCTCAGAATTTGCCGAACCTGAACATGAATTCCATTTGGGAATAGTATACGCCTGGACAATTGCTACATCCGATTTGGGTGAAAACGTGATTCATTGGGATTTAACCTCGTTCATAACTCCACAAATTACAGTATCATTGGATCTGAGTTTCGAGTCATTAATCTTTGATTATGATATTGTCGGATGCGCTGATGTATTTCCATACTCTGTTACAGATCGAGGACCAAACTATTATGGAGTTACCCCGTATGAAACAATCTGGACACCGATCGGAGATACAGCACTTGTACACAGAAGAAATGATACCAATGGTCTAAGGATAAACACCTACGACAGTTACCCACTTGCTAAACAACAAGACAGTGACATTTCTGCTGCTAATAATGAGTGGACAGTAACTGCTATGTTTAATATTGAAACCTTTCAATCCCTAGATGGACATAACAGAGGGAATCAAGATAGTAATAATTGGGATCCAATGTGGATTTGGTCACAGGCAAATGACAATGAAGGTCCTGGATTTCGATTTGGTATCAACAACCGATTCATGGTTTTTACTTACGGTGATCCCGATGGTGCAAATACTTTTATTACGCGACTAGAGATAGATCCAACGGACACGGTACCTTATAATTGGCCAAATCGATATAGAACAAGACTCGATAAATGGTACTCAATAACTATATCTTATAATGGTAGACATTGTGGAGCAGGGATCAACGAATTCAGAACAGATGATCCTGAAACAGGTTGGATTGAAGGCACCGACGATCCTTTGAATAACCAGTTCCGTTTCTATCTTTCCGAACTCGAGTCAGGAGAGACAACAGAACTGAGTAGTTCAGCACATCCGTTGACCGTAAATACGGTCACGACAGCTGTTCCTGAAGGATTTACTGTTGGTGCCTCTGGTCCAGAGACATTGCGATCCTCATCTAATACTGGATCGTTTTCAACTTTCTATGAGCATGGTATGAAAGTTGCTTTGGTTGCAACCCATAATCGAACCCTTTCCGGTAGAGAAATCGGAGGAAACAGTTATGATAATAGAAGTGGATTTGGCCTTGATCCAATGGGTTGGAAATCTTTAGAAGAAAGTTCCTTTGTGTATGTTGATGATGCCAATAACATAGCAATCGAAGGAGTGCGTGATCCGAATCTAAAACGTGTCACAGCGAATACAACTCAGATCTGGACGTTCGGTAACGGACGAAATGATGGATTTATGCAGCAATCTATTAAAGGTATATATTCAAGTGTGCCCAATAATTTTCTGGTAGATAGCACCATCATGAATTCTCATGCATTGTTTTTGAGTGGGGCTAATACTACCCATTTCACCGTAGGGAAACCTTCGGGTCTAGGAAAAGATACGCCAGACTTTAGCAACCAATTTGCATTGTTTGCTGGTGATGTATCGACTATTGAAATTGATTACATAGATCCATTTTTAGTGCCTCCACAACCAATCAGTGTTAATGGAGCGTATACCTTTGCTGGAAATACGACATCGCTAAAAACTGAGTATGATTTTACATATGCTGGTGTAACGATTGACGTAACGAATCTTGTTCCGTTTCAATTCGCTCCTTTTGAAATAACACCCGTCATTCAGTTCAATATAACTGCGACAGGGGACCAATTCAACGGAGGAACGTCAGCCCTAAATAACTCTAACTCGCAGATAATAACGAGTATAGATTACGATTGGAGTATCCATTCTACAGACATTCGAAGTCATGTTATAGACGTCGAAAAGCATGTGCTCCAACTTAACGAGATACCTCTCACAACTGAGATTTTTGAGCTATACGCAAACACTATCACCGCAGACCTTGGTGGAAGTATACTCTCTGACGTAGGTATTCCCCCAGATACAGGGGATATAGCAAATCTTAGTTTTCTAGTTGATGCCACGACAGAAGGTACGAGACACATTGAGACGTCTTACGCCGTAATACAATATGGGCAGGGAAGAATATTCATCCAAGGTGATGATGTTCAACTTCATGGCCTATTAATAGAAGAACCCCTGCAGTTCATTTTAGCTGAGGAAGACGACACCCCAATCATAACAGAAGTTTATGATGGTGAAGGAGGTCTTGCTACAGAACTGGATGAGTTTATACTTGCTGAGGGAACATACAACACATTGATCCTTGACGCAGAATTGGGCGGATCTCCTTTCTTTATTACTACAGAAACGGGATTTGACTTAGATCTGGAATTATTCACCGGATATGGTGATTCGATCATTGCGGGATATGATTCCTTGCATGACTTTGTGCTGACAGAAAAGTACGATATGGTTCAACAAGATGATTGGTTATTGACTCAACAGGGTCATACCATTCTTAGTGATGAACCGATTCGTGCCACAAAATCTGAGATTATTTTAGACAGTCTTAGTAATCCACGTACGATTGCTGATATTGTTTTTGAAGACTTTATCAGGTTTGATACCCATGACGGAGTTTCGACTCTTGATTGATAAACCTAAATAAAAAAGCTATTGATGCTTTATTACTTTTTAAAACTTACAGGAGAATAAAATGCCTGCTATCGTAACGAATAAGTTCCGTATTCATAACTCGGAACAATTTCTGGAAGCATTCTCGGAGACTTCGGGAACTAACCAGTACATATTCATCGGTAAGGTGTCTCCCTGGTTAGATGCAAGTAGTGTCAATATTGACTCTGCCCCACCTTCCCCAACGGACACTGTAGAAAATACAGAATATGGCCATTGGGATGATATGATTCTCGCAAAGAGATGTATATCAGGTGATGTGTCCCACGTAGTTAATCGCTACAACTGGACAACTGGCACAGTCTATGACCAATTTGACTCCCAGGATGCTACACTTTATAGCAAACCCTTCTTTGTTGTTACTGAGGACTTTAATGTCTACAAATGTATGTACAACAATCATGGGGTACAATCCACCGTTATGCCTTCCAGTATTAATACAAGTGCTGGTGTGTCAGAAACAACTTCTGATGGATATAAGTGGAAATACCTCTACACAATTACAGCTGCCGACGCACTGAAGTTTATTACTACTTCGTTCGTCCCAGTTAGACGTGTTAGAACAGACGACTTCGCCCTTCTTGGTGTTGATGCTTTAGACGGGAAAACATATATTCCTGACGACGGAACAAACCAGTGGGAAATTGAGAATAACGCAGTTAATGGTGCTATTGACGTTGTGTTGAGAAACGCAAGCGGTAATGGTGCTGGTTATCTCTTTTCCGGTGCTGATGTTTCTTCATCAACTCTCGGTGGTGCAACTCCTGACGTAGTACTTGACTTCACCAATCATGGTGGTGCCAATCCTACACAGGATGCGTTCGTCGATTCCTCTATCTATGTTTCGCAGTCATCTTCTGCCCCAGGACTCCTGGCTAAGATCGATGCTCATAACGGAACTACATTTACATTAGAGGCGAATACTGGAAACCTCGGCTCACAAGTTGCTGATGCCGCATACACATATGACCTTACTGCTGCACTTACAGCAGGTGATGATGTTAAAATCGGCCCAACTGTCACTATTAATGGTGATGGAACAGGTGCCTTAGCTTACGCTACGGGTGATAATACTGCAAGTATTACCGATATCAGCATCGCAGAGGTGGGATCTGGTTATCACACAGCTGATTTGACAATCACACAGAATGCTTCTGCTACCGTTACTACTGCTGCTGACTTCCGACCTCTCGTAAGTCCTGTTGGTGGTCAAGGTTATAATATGGTAGAAGAACTGTTTGGTTACAACGTCATGTTGAACGTAAGACTCGAAGGTTCTGAGTCTAACACCTTTACAGTTTCAAACGACTTCCGGAAAATCGGACTTGTTCGCGATCCAATACAGCACGCAGATGCTGCTGCTCTGTTCACATCTACTCTTGCTGATCAAACCATCAAGATTAAGATTGGTTCACAAATTGGTGCGTCCTCCGATTATTACCTTCCTGACCAGCAGGTCATTGGATCACTTTCGGGTGCTAAAGGGTTTGTCGTTGATTATAACAATACTGCAGATGCAAATACTGCGGGAACTCTTGGATCAGGAACTGATCCTCAAATTTACCCAATGCTCCGTGTTACTGAAATTACGCGAGGTGCTAATGCCACTACAGGTTGGGATAGTGTTGCTGGTTCTTTCCAAGTTGGAGAGCGAATCATGCGTATCACTACTACCGATCCTACAGGTGTTGCTACCGACCCAGTTACCGCAGCAAATGATGCTACTTCCTCAAGTGTGGTCATGGATCCACCTGACATGTTGAAGTATCGTGGGGACATTCTTTATGTAGAAAATCGTTCGCCTGTTTCACGTGCGAGTGACCAAGTTGAAGATATCAAGCTAATTGTTCAGTTCTAATCAATGGGGCAGGTGACTGCCCCAGAATAAGAGTTACGGATATGCCAGTACAAGATTCATTAAATTTTACCTCAGGTCCTTACTACGACGATTTTTCAGAGCTCGATAATTTTTACAGAGTTTTATTCAGACCATCGTATGCAGTACAGGCCAGAGAACTTACGCAGTCGCAGACAATTTTACAGGATCAAATCACGAAGTTAGCCAACACCTCTTACTCTGACGGAGACCTAGTCTCGGGAGGAGGTATCGTAATTGATACAGGTTTGGCATCCATTAAATTAGAAAACCAGTTCGACTCCGTCGACTTGGTTGCGAGTGCATTTCAAAATACAGTGATATCTGGTGCGTCTGACACCACTGGTACGGCCAGAGCATATGTCGTTGGCGTTGTTCCTCGCGATGCTGCAGACATGAACACTCTTATAGTTAGATATTTTACAGACAAACAGTTTGGTGATGGTATTACGGTTTCAACAGATGATGACGGCGAGCAGGCGACTACAACCTCTGCTACTGGCCCATCCAAGATTCCAAATGCTTCAAATGTTGCTTCATTGGTATCAGTTCAGGAATCCGTCTATTATATGTCTGGGTTTCTGAACTACGTACCTGAGCAGTATTTGGTCCTTGAAAAATACTCTTCTGCCCCTGACTACTCTGTTGGGTTTTACATTGATGAAATCATTGTAGATGAGAATGACGCAAATACAAGTCCTTCTCAGTCGGGTGTAGATTTAGGAAGAACCCTCCTTGACCCTGCTAACGGGTCATACAACTTCAATGCTCCTGGTGCCACAAGGTTCAGACAAAAACTTGTTCTGTCCAAACGTGAGTATCGAGGATCATCCTTTGTCGGAAATACGTTTGACCGAGATGCAAATACTAAGTTCCTTGAGTTATTCAGAATAGCGAATGGAGTGGTTGCGTCGTCATGGGCTAGCGAAGATCCGGTAAATATTTGGCATGACACGAAAGAATATGAGAGAAAATCTATTAAACGGCAAACTCTTAGCATATCTCAAAACTTTGGGGTTAAAGGCACAACAAATGCCCAGTCGGTAGCTGTCATTTCAGGTGAAGGTACAAGTTTTACGTCCGATTTCAAAGTCGGGGACATTGTTTATTTGAGCAACCAGAGATACTACGGAAACGGGACCGTATCAACTAATGGTACAGGTTTTATCACTGGCACAAATACACAGTTTCTGGCCGACTTTGATATTGGAAAGAAAATTTCCATATCTAATAAAGATTACGAGATTGTCGCAGTTTCTAATGACACACAATTATATGTCGAAAAGCAAACTGAGAAATATTTAAGTGGCCAACCTTATATTGTTTCACCAACAGCAGGTGCCAATGTTGTAGCAGTCGCGAATGATACACAGATGACATTGAATGCTCTTGTCGGTGATGGTACAACTCAAAATATTGTAAACTCAAATACTTACTCATTACATATTGAGCCAGGAATATTACAGTTAGGTAATACAGTTATAAATTACCAAAGAACAGAAACACTTCCTATTCGTGCTCCAAGAGAGTTACAGTACTTAGATAAGATTTCAGTTGGATTACCTGTACAGAATTACTTTTTATGTTCTGGTATTGGGGCACCAAACTCGATCGACGCAGAGAATCTAGACCAGGTTCTCTACCTCCATACCTGTATATCACCAAATACAGCATCGCAAACTCAATTGGGTTCTACTGTCATGGCGACAGCAAGAATGAGAGACTTTATTCCATACAACATAGAAAATGTGGATCAAGGTAAAAACGAATATGCGACAGTACTATGGAATATTAAACCACAAACTTTAGCAAATACTATCGGATCTGTAGCGAATCTTACGTTTATTTCGCTCAATGGTCCTACTGCTTCTCTGGACGATGCCTACAACGGAGTTACTGTTGAATTTACTTCGGGAGCATTAAAAGGTCAGAGAACAAAGATTGAAACTTATTATCAGAATACATCTTGCGTTGTATCAGAGATGCCTAACGAACCATTACCTGGTGATGGTTACAGGTTTATCTATCAGGCGAAAGATGTTAAAGCAATTTGCGTCCATGACGGACTTTCAGTTCCCACTCGATTACAGATTTCGGCGAATAATGGAGTGGATTCACAGGGTGGTTCTGTTTTACTTTCTCAGAGTCAAGAATCACAATTTTTGTATGAACTTCCGTTTGAAGTAAGTTCAATCAGGGATGAGAATGGTGTTATTAACACCAAGTACGTAAGTAGGAAGGTAACGAATACTAACGTAACTGGGGGAGTTGGCTTAACAAAGTCGCTTTCTGTTTCTGCCCCTGCTGGATTTACATTTACGGAATATGACAATGCCGATGTGGACGCAAAGAAAGCAAGGGAGTTATTCGCAATATTTGTCACAGGTACATCTGATACTTTGTCGACACCAGTCGGTAACTCTCTAAACTTCTCATCATCGTACGATACGGTTTCGTTATCGGGGGGTGGTTCTGCTACAAAGGCAAAAGAAGTTACATTTACAATACAGGATGCTGGATCAGCATCGAACGTGGACGTGTATTTCGCAGCAGAAACTGAGACTGCCGTAGTACCAAAACAAAAAACCTTATTCGAAGGGCAGTCTGTAATAGTTACCGATCCTAATAAAACTGTGGGATTGATTGATAGTCTACAGACAATAGATGTTTTTAGAATACGGGCGATTCTTGACAGCCAAGTTGATGCAAGTGGAACGCCAAATGCATTGAATCCTTCGGATCTTAGTGCTGCTGCTACGGGGTCATCCTTGTCAGGAGCAAATACGGTGTATGCAACCCAGAACTACGAGATGTATTCTGGTATGGAAGATAACTATTACGAATGGGGTGGGATAAAACTTATTGGTGAACCACCAACGGGTCAAATCGGTATCATTTTTGATTACTTTCGTCACGTTGATTCGGGTGGTTCTTACTTCTGCATTGATTCATATCCTAATAATATAGCGAGAAACGATTTACCAGTACATGTGTCTGCAACAGGTAAACAGTATTCAATGTCCAACTGCCTTGACTTTAGACCACAGAGAAATAATCTTGGTATTTCAAGTGCGGCACAAAATACTGATCCAATTGCTTCTGAGACAATCGATAATACTGGACAAATATGGACAAGCGAGTTTAAGAAGTTTCCGAGTATTGAGTACGGTATTTCTACTAGTGTAGCATATTATACTGCGCGAAACGATACTATAAAGATTGACAGCGAACTTGACATAGAAAAACTTGAGGGCAGTGATTCTGCAAAACCTTATGCTCCAATTCCAAGGAAATCCCATTACGAACTGACAGACGTTACTACAGTTCCATTTTCAGCCGATCCTTCTGATATACGGTTGATGCCTGCTGATGCTGAGATAAATCCATTCTACGATTTGGCTGTAAACTTTGCCAACCAGAATATGAATGACGGGCATCCAAATACGGTATTCTCTGCCTTTGATAACTTTGAGGGGCACGGGAAGAGTGACATAGACAATATTGATTTCGCAGCAAGTGTCGATACGTACGAGAAAACAGTACACCCGAAAATAATACTTAACACATACGACCTTGAGTATTCATCAATCGCTTCTAAGAACGTAGATAGTTACCCTTCTCTCATAGTGGCTGAGGCAATTAACGACAATACTGTATTCACGAATCCATATTATACTAATACGGTTCCATTGAATCCTTTTGGTCGATCTGCTTTCAGAGGTCAGATAAGTATTACTCCTCAGTTTAACAACTGGATGGACGATACTGTCAGACCTTCTACTATTATTAATACAGTAGGTGAGAACGATGCATTTGAAAAGTCGATCGTGCCGTATAAAAATGCTGTAATGAACTTGCACCAGTTCCACTGGTACGGGGTACATTCTATACGATTGACACAAAGACCAAAGACTTCTCGCCAATACGGTTTGCTTTCTGATGATATTATGCAACCTGTTGCACCTGTTCAGTTTACTGAAAGCATAGGTGGCGGTGCATACGAAAGAGATTTGACGACTGCCTTTTACATGCCAAAGCAAACTGTTTATTTTTCTGCTGAGGGAATGAAAGCACATGCTAATCTTTTTGTTTATTTTGATAACGAAAGAATAGATAAAGACTTCATACGATTTGCTAAGGTAATCAAGTTTGATGACGAAAATATCGCGACTGCCCTGTACAATACAGGTGAAGAGGTACGACAAGCAGTATCACTTGAAACTGCAGTAGGTATCGTAGTTGCTATAGCAAAACCAAGTGCAAATCAGACTTCACTCTACGTAATCCAAACTTCTGATCAGGATTTTAGTACTACTTCGGTGGATACGGTTGACGGGCAGGATTCTGGAGCAAGAGGTCAGATCCTTACGTTCGAACCAGCACCTACATCGCTTGCTGTTGATCAATTTGGGATCGTTGCTGGAGCATATGACCTGCCAGCAGGTAGATTTACCGCTACTGACAAGGTATTTCGTATCACAAATGCTGATGATACCGATGCAACTGCAACAGAGACTACGTTCGCGGAAACAACCTTTTATGGTAAACCTTTCTTGCCGAACAATTCTACGACAAGGGAAACTCTCAAGAGACGAGCAGACAATAACGATGCTAATGTTTATTATACTGAAGTCGAAAGGCAAAAGACTTCCTCGAATTTTAAGAGGTGCTTTGCTCAAGAGCTTTATGTTGATCCGTCGGACTATCCAAGAGGATTATTTCTAACAGGTGGATTCTGCTATGTTGCTAATAGCGATTCTTTCGCCAATACTGGATTACCATTGAAAATTTCAATGCGTCCTATGGTTGATGGATTTCCGTCTCCGAGTGAGACACTTCCTTTTTCAGAAGTACTGATTCAGGCAACTGAGATTACTCAAGTAATAATTCCTGACAGTGCAAATGATGATACTCAAACGGCATTTACCTTTCTCAATCCTGTTTTTTGTAAGCCAGGAAAGGCATATGCTTTATGTTTTGACTCGGATAATCCTGAGTACAGACTGCACATGTCACGAGTCGGAGAGACTCTACTGAACGAAGAACACAGAGTTCCACGATTTAAACACTTCCTAGGACTCTGGAGAACGAACAACCATGGTCGCTGGGACAGGGACAATAATACTACTTTGACAATAGATTTACATAGAGCGAAGTTTTATAATACTCCTAACTCTGCGGCATTTTTCAACGTCAAGGATTTCCCAACTGTCAATGCGGCATACGATAATTTTTATGTCAGGTCGCCATACATGACTTTCGGGAATATTGCTGAACCAGGATTTACATACCGATCAACCTCAGTAGCAACTGGTACTGATCTGTCGTACACAACCTTTAGAGTAAACGAAAACTATAATTTTAATGTTTTCGGTCGAGAAGGTCAGCAAAGAGTTATGGCAAATGATTCTAATACTTTCGTGATCAACGTAAGCATGCAGACATGGGATGATAGAGTTTCACCTGTCCTCGATAAGGATCAGATGAAATTGGTAACGACTGAAAACATTATTAACGATGCTACAATGGTTGGTTCAGACTTTATTGTTGAAGAGCCAGGTCTAGGATATGATTACGATACAACTGCTTCAGGAAATACAAATGCTACAATCGCTCTGACGGGTGGTGGAACATATGCAAACGGACTCGAGATTACAGTCGCCGAACTCGTCGTTGGGCCAGGTGGACGTGTTCTTGGAGTAAACGTAACAAATCAAGGCACAGGATACACAGGAAATGTAACTGCAACAGTATTACAGAAGTCAGGTTCCACACCTCCTTCAACTGTCGCTATTATTCGAGCAAAAAGCGAGCTTGATCCTTATAAAGGTAACTGTCAGGCAAGATACATTTCAAAGATTTTTGCTACAGGGGCGAACATACCTGCTAAAGGATTACGGGTTATGGCAGAGGGAGTTCGACCAGGAGGCACTGACGTGCATGTGTATTTCAGAGCAGTCTCAGGATTCAGTAAAGAAAAGATTTATGATGCAATGTATCATAAACTCGAAGGTACACAAAATAAATATGTTTATGGGGACGGAATTACGACCTTTGGTTGGGAAACACCAAAGGATTTTATTATACGAGACAAAGATGAGATAGTCTATGACACCTATTCTACTTTTCAGGTTAAGGTTGTCTTTACATCTGCTGACTCTACTACCGTTCCATATTTGAAATCATTAAGATTTTTTGCATTCTCATAAGGTATAAATGGCAGAAGACGCAAATAACGCAGTAACTAATGCTGATAACGCAATAGCGAATACTCTTGATCCTATGGTCGAGATTACCCAAGCAGATACACTTGATGGGTTCAGGCAAGGTTTCAATCAAATAGTAAAACTGTTCAATAATTCTATTACTGATCAGAATACGGTGAACCTTGACCACAGAACAGCAGGTGGTAATCTTTTCTTTGGTAATACTATTGTGATGAGAGGTCCGGACGGGCAGTTTGCTGCTGGTGATATAACCTGTAACAATATTATATTGACAGGCGATATCTCAGGTACGATCAATTATATCGCTGACGATGACAATTCTACAATGATCAAATTAGATGGAACAGATGAGACCATCGATGACGAGACAATAAAATTTTATGCTGGAGGCACTCAAAATTACGTGGCCACTATGCAAGTTGATAGAACAAGAATTTTCACGAACTTTACGGCAGAAGCAAATGCTAATGTCGAAGGACAATTTTATTTAAATGGTGATGGTTTTACATACGGGAATACTGAGTTTATAGGACCAATAAAAATACCACAGGGCATTACATCAAACACCGCAGGTCTCGAAGGGCAATTTCGTTTAAATACAGAATTAAACCTTCTTCAGTTTTATGACATAGATGACGGATGGGTGAATGCCGCAGGAACACTTCAGGATTTAGATGGAATTGATCTTACAGGTGCTTCCGTAAATGACGTACTTACTTGGAACGGAACAAAATGGATTTCTCAGGTAGTTACACCAGTCGGTACTTCAGGGATCGATGATCTTGCTGATGTAAATCTTGGTGCTCCAGTAGCAGGTGATAGATTGTACTGGGATGGCTCAGTCTGGAAAGCACAAAACCTTTCGATTACTGAGTTGATTGATTTTAACACTGATTTGACTCCAGTGGATGGGCAACTTTTACATTATAATGCCTCAGTAAATAAATGGACACCAAATACAGTTTCTAATACCTCTATAAGAAGCATCGTACTGAACGAACCAGCAAATACAGTTGTCGTTACCAGAGAAAATAACTCTGAATCAACAATGAACGTTGCTCCACTTTTTGATTCTATTACCAGATTCGCCGATATACATACGGCAGGACTCATAGAAAAATCAGTACTTCAGTGGAGTGTTACCAACAATCGTTGGGAGGCAGGTCAAGATACTTCAGCAGCAAATACTTCTACTGCCCACGCAGTCGTAAATCCACAAACAAGTGCTAAAGCAAATACAGTTACATTTACTAGAGATGATGGAACGTTTTTTGACTGTAATTATACACCGATGTTTGGGACTGTTGATAAAATGGCAGATGTTAATACTTCTGTTTATCCTCCATCTCATCATCAGGTTCTTCGTTGGGAGTCAAGTATTTCTCAATGGATTCCAGGAGATGTGGAAGCAACCTTTGTTGATCTATCAACGAACAAACTGCATGAGCTCGCGGACATAGATTTACCCGTAGATGCTACTACCCTCACAGATAATTACGTTCTAAAATGGGATACAGCATCACAAAGATGGGGTGCGGAGGTTGATGTCAATGACCCGTCCCTTTACCAGCTGGGGGTCTTTTCGGACGTAAATACGTCAAATGCGTCTTCGACGCCTTCTAAGTCACTGTATTTACGGTGGGATCAGACGGCAGAAGAATGGTATGCCGGCACTTGGGCAGCAAACGATATGCCAGAGCTTAGTGACCTTGTTGATGTTGAGTATCCGTATCCTTTAGTCGATAAACCTTTGCATGATCAAATCCTGAGGTTTGATACAAGCGACAATAAATGGAAACCAGGCAATGACGTAATGACGGAGATTGGTTCTTTCGGATTAAACAGACTCTCAGATATAGATATTATTACGAATGCACCGACTGACGGCCAACTCTTAAAATATGAGACTGCTACAGGCAACTTTATACCAGCAGACGATACTTCCTACTTACAGATTCTGAGCACGATAACTATCGATGCTATGAACGACGTTGATACTATAACAGCAGGGAAGTTGGTAGGCGATGTTCTAAGATACGATGGGACGGAATGGACTTCATATTCCTTGCCTTTAGCACCAAACGTTCTTGCTGACATACCTGATGTGTCGACGACTGTCGCAACTGATGGACAAATATTAAAATATGATACTGCTTCCTCTAAATGGGGTCCAGCAGATGAATACATTTACACCTTAGATCTTTCGTCTTCCAGCATTATGGATCTATCCGATGTTTCAATGGGTGGTGGTTTAGTGTCAGGGGCAGTTCTTCAATGGACTGGTCTTGCTTTTGAACCAACATCCCTTGTAGAAAATACGCACGAACTTGAGGATTTAACGAATGTTTCACCAGGTCCTCCAAGTGTAGGAAATGTATTAAAATGGGACGGAAGTCTATGGGCACCTGCTACAGATGCACAACTCGAATTAGGAAATCATTATCTACAAGATCTCGGTGATGTAGATGCTTTGAATGGTTCCACTGAGGGTGACGTGCTCGTAAAGGGTAATGGTTTGTTATGGGAAGCCAGGGATCTAGATCAAGTGATTGGTAGTATTAGTAATCATTCTGACGTGGACCAAAACACTAGCCCAAATGAGGATAACGTACTGGCGTACGATTCGACGTCAGCTAAATATATTCCAACGACGGTAAAATCACTGACAAGAGCAAGAACAGATAGCGTCAGTACTTCAGTTGGGTCTTCCTCAGACAAGGAAGGAATGATTTCTGCCGATGCAAGTTATTTTTACTACTGCATAGCAGACTATGACGGAGCTACAAACATTTGGAGAAGAATTGCATTCACCGACGAAACATGGTAAGGATTAAATGTCAGGATATACACCTTTAGAGCCAATAACAACAGTAGATACTATCAGCACATTTGATGACTGGAGGGTGCTAACCAACCAAACTATCTCACGTGTAAATAATGCGACATCGTCAAACACGAATGTCGATTATTCAGATCTCATTTCACGTCTGGTAGTTAGAGACGAATTCGCTTCGTTTGTTGCCAATGACATTACCGGTAATAATTTCACCTCAAATGTATCATACTTTTTCTTAGCAAATGGCGAACAAACAAATACGAACACTGCCGTAACTACTTCAGGGTTCTACGCTGGTTCTTGGGATAAGGCATCCAATACTTATGGTACTGCTAATGATGTTCTTGTCGATCCAATAACCGACCCGTCAGGAATACGATCCTTAATATGTCGTACTACAGATGCTATATTATTACCACGTGGTACAGCAGGTGAAGCACCGATAAATCCAGAAGCAGGAATGCTTCGATATGATCTTACTTTAGGAACTCTTACATACTGGAACGAAAACACGATAAGTTGGAAGACATTGGGTGGTGGAGAACTTGGCGACAGAGACGTTGATACTGTAATCAAAGTGGAAAATGCTCCAGGAACTGATGAAGATACTATTCAGATGTACGTCGGTAACACTGGAACTGCCTTTCCTGTATTTACAATCAATGCTGCTACAACGAACACAGTTGTTAATGCTGTTTTTAAAGACTATGTATTATTTGAAAAAGATATTACCATTTCCGGTAACCTGACAATACTCGGACAACAGTCCTCAGTCGATGCGACCTCACTTGCTATTGAAGACAGGTTAATTAATATTGGAATGGTCAATGGTTTAAGAAATGAATGCGTATGTCTATCCGACGGAGCAAATCTTAGAATTAGAATGCCAAACATCCAGACTACAACTGGAACAGGGGCACAGGTTCCGCATGGATTAAATGTAGGTGAGTTGCTTTGGATTACTAATGTTAACGATATTCAAAACACTCTAGAAGGTCTCTACGCAGTCGAGGCAATCCACGATATCTATGAGTTTTCGATTAATAACGCAGATGGAACTCCTATCGGTGCAATCGTAGGTACTTTTTCCCCAACTCTTTCTTGGGCAGGTCCACAGTCTGATGCTGCTGTTTCATCGGGTGGTCTTGTACTGCCAGGAAATACAGAGCATAGTTTAAAATGGACAGATTCTGATCAGTATTTTTCGTTCTCTGATAACATGAGAATAGACAATACTGCTGCTTTCGGACTTCCTGTAGGAAATAGTGGACAGAGACCAAATCTAAGTGGTGGATCAGGGGATAATCCTCACATCGATGATTACAAAGGATCACTCCGATATAACAGCGAGCTGAACTGTCTAGAATCAATAATGACCAGTGCAGGTGGAGGTACTACAAAACACTGGGCACTTTTCCATTCTATGATTGACTCCGATGACGGATCTGATACCTTCATAAATGTATACGGGAATCCATCAGTCCCAACAGCAGTTGTATCTGCTGCAGGGCATACACTCAACGATATTGTATTTGTAACTGACGGAGTTGAGAGATTCTTTATTGATAATCTTGGATACGCCCACTTCACTTCTAATGGTGGTATAGTAATACCAAAGGGTACTACTGCCGAGCAACCAAGATTCCCATCAACAGATGCAGGTGGAGACACAACAAATCCTCTTGATGCTCAGGGCGATGGTATGCAAGTCGGAATGATCCGATTTAATACTGAACTCAATGTGTACGAAGGTGTATTTGAGGATGATTCAAGTACAGACAGTCTACGTTTTATGCCTCTCGGGTCAGGTACAGTTGATACTGGATCTGGTTCAGGTAATAATACATTTTTGAGTGTTTATGGCAATGATGTCAATCCATTTTCGCATGATCCTGCTGGAACGCATGTAGGGATACAGGGGAATGCTGTCCATACTCTGGACGACGTGATTGTTACTGTTGCAGGGGATAAGAGATTTATCATCGATTCGACTGGTTGGGCATCATTTACTTCGAATGGGGTACTTCAGATTCCACGAGGCACAACTGCTGAAAGACCTTCCGCTATTGCTGGAGGTTATGACGCAGGATCCTTACGTTTCAACATGGATACCAATGCAATGGAAGTTGTACTGGGCGACGGAACTACGTGGTCAGGAACTGGTGGTCTTGTTGACTCGTCTGATGGTTCAGATACGTTTATTAATCCTTATGGTAATCCCACAAACGCAACAAGTGTAATCAATGCCGCAAGTCACGTCTTCAATGATTTGACTTTTGTTACCGATGGCACAGAAGAAATGTTGATTTCAGCGAATAGTTGGATTTCATTACATACAAGTGCTAATAGTGTAGTAAGGTTGCCGACAGGTACAACTGCACAAAGACCTTCTACTACAGGAAATGGCCTCAGGGCAGGTTCGGTAAGATTTAACACAGACATTAATGCCTTTGAAGGTGTGATGACTGATGGAACTACCTGGGCTGGTTTCGGTGTTTTGTCGGATATACAAAATGGTGGCGATACTTTTATTAACCCGTATGGTTCTTCTACTGATGCTGCTAGCGTAGCTTCTGATTCTGTGCATACAGAAAATGATATGGTTTTTGTTTCGAACTCAAACCATATAATGACAATCGACAAAGGTTCTTCGGGTGTCTCGGGTAACGTATACATCGGTGATTCATATGATTTGGGCGATGTTGGTACTCATATAAGTAATGCTCCCGACGCCAAGTTCAAAGTCAGAGGTACTGCCAATGTTACAGGTGCAGTTGTCTTTAACAGTTCCTTCACGGTAAACGGATCAGTTGATTTTGATTCCACCCTAAATACTGATGGAGCCGTTACATTTAATAGTACAATGGATGTAGACGGAGGAACGACTCTTAACTCTACACTTGATGTAGACGGAGCAACGACTCTTAACTCTACCCTTGATGTTGATGGTCATTCTGAGCACAACTCCACAATGAATATTGATGGTGCTACCACGATAGATAATACTCTTGGAGTAACTACATCGATAACTGTCCCAATAATCAACGGGACTTCAGGTTCTCTTCAAATAAATGGTGCGACGCAGATTAATTTAGATACTGGCGCATCAAATTTTGATATGACTGATACTGCTATAATTCTGACAGGAACAAGAATTGATATTGGTGATGATTCAAACGATGCAATCAGAATTCGTCCAGGAACCAGTGCAGCATCCAATAAAATTTTACAATGTACAGATGGCGACGGGAACTCTACCTGGATTGATTTCGGAGTATTTGACGCATCTGGCAATCGACTAATTTAATGTATGGCGACACGAAGACCAATAAAATGGGATTACACACTTAACGGATTCAAGGAGTGGTCGGATTCAGAGATAGGTGCCCTGAAATATAATTTGGCAGTAGCATTCGGTAACTATTTGAATGGTGGCGGAATTGGCGCAGTTGGAGGAGTTTCAACAGGAACAGGGAAAGCAGATATATTTAACCCTGCTGGAGGATCTACTACCGATACAAGAAGAAATGCTGCATCAAACTCGAACACAGCAGGTGGTGGAACTGGAACAGATTATCCAGGATATCCCAGTACTACAACTTCTACAATATCAAGTAGTCGTTGGCAACAAAACTTAGATGCCGTTGGTATGCCAAGTGCTGCTACTATTACTGATCAATCATTTCTTTATTATAAAGGAAGTGGATACCAGTTCCAATACATCAATACCGAAACAGATTTTTTAGATACTATCGTTAATGATGCTATTTCAATAATGAGAACTGGACATGAGGTAGGAACTTACAGAGTAGGAACTGGAACACCAAGCAATGGTGGCTCGGGAACGTGGACTGACAAAGGAGTTGTTTTTACCGATACTACATATTCTGCAGGATCAACCACATACAGGTTGTATCTTAAACGGAATTTGAGCGATCCTTCTCCTTATGCCCCTTCCTCTCCTACTTCACATCGATGGACAGTCGGAGGAGCATCACAAGGTTTCCATCCTCAGGATATTTCAACTGGCTCGAGTCTCATCCAAAATGTACTGCTACCCATTCTCAAAAGAAATATTTCGGGAGGTGGTAGATTACAATATAGGATGGGTGGTACGAACAATGGAACCAACAGAGGTTCTATGAGTGACAGACGCCAGGAATCATCGTCTACGTCACAAAATTATTCGAATCCAAACTATTTTTCGCATCGAACCCCAAGTGGTGGTGCTTCAAATATAACAAACTATTACTTTAAGCTAATATGAAAAACACACCAAGATGGGTAAACTGGGTAACGAATCCAGAAGAAGACAAACAGTTAGATCGCCCAAGCACGATTGAGGTCGTTCGCCATAATGAATACGGTGAATATGAACATGATATTTTTATTGTCGACCATGCTTCGGAATCCTTTAAGGAAATCCTTATGGATCCGGAATGGGGAAATGGTAGTGATGCTGAACTTGAAAGAAAGATAACTCTTTCCACTGAAGAATGGAACGTGATGGAGGCAGAAACTGCCCAAGAATTCACTGAGTATAAAGAATGGAAAGCAAATAACAAGGAAGCAGCAGTTCCTCAAGCAGTAAAAGAGGTGGTTATAAAAGAAGTAGTTGAGAAGGTCTTTCTTAGTACTATAGAGCAAGCAACAAGCGAGGATATCTTCAAACTCAAGTTGGACATATTTGAGAAAGAGGAAGTTCAGAATGCTGATAAAAAGATCAAATCACGGATACGCATGTCCAAGGATCCCTTTGAGATTTTTAGTCTTTATTATTCTGTCATGACTAAGGTTCCTGATGATGAGGCAAATCTTTCCCCTGCTGGTAGTGTACCAGCTTAATATCGGGGTGGAAATCTCCCAACCATAAATATTCATTATCATATAATTTTGACATATGGTAAATATATTCCTTTTCAGGTTTATCTTTCCATTTAGTATGCCACGCATCTGGAACAAATTTCATTTTCAGAGGGGTGGCACCGATTCTCCCTCTGACACAATCTTCAACAAAATTCATTTCCCCATTGACAGGTCCGCAGGTTATTCCCTCAGCGATGTAGTGATTTTGCCAATATTGTTTATCTTTTCTGAACGTATCTAAAATATATTTGGTGTCTTCTGGCCAAAACTTGTAAAATCCTCCTGCGATTTTGTAATGTATTGCTGTAGGATTATCTTGCCCGTACCAGTTTTTTGTAGTCAGGAACTCGCCCCTCTTAACAGGCAACTCAAACAAATCTTTGTAGTCGTTCATGAACTCTAAGTCAATGTCGATTAGCACCACGGGGCAATCCTCGCCCTCGAATGCTCTTAGCTTGTTCCATTGGAGTGCAACTCCTTCCTCTTCGTCTCGAATCCAATTAATATCTAACTGCTTTTCGAGTCTTGTTTCGTGTTCGAGACCGTACCCTTCCCCGATTCTTACGGCATATACTCTGTAGTCCATTCAGGTGTTTCTACGTTATGGTTCAATAAACAAACAGGAAAATCGTGCATTCTTTTGTCCCAGTACCAAGACCATGCTATTCTATCATAGATTTTATATTCGACTTCTTTGTAAAAATATTCGTCTATTCCCTTGTCATATTTTTCTCGTTTAAAGTTTTTTGCTATATCACTTCGGTCACCACGCCATGTCATTATTGAGGAGTTAAGTGGCGTGTGAAATGGCGGTCTCCACCAAGCAAACAATAAAGTAAACTCATCTCTAACCACGTCTATTGGATCTTTGATTATTAAGTCTAAATCAAAGTAGACGTAGTTCTCGTCTTTCTTACATTGCTCAAACATTTTGAGTTTATCGTAGACTGATCCTTCGCCTCTTGTGATTACATGAGCACGATCATAATCAAACCCTACGTTGTGCAATTGATATTCTATATTGGCAACATCATTCTTATTGTATTTATCGCCAGTGCAAACCATTACGACTATTGTCATGTTCTTCCATATACATATGTGTGAGCACCATCCTGGTACATATCATAAACTTCACTCAGTTGATTCTGAGAAATCAGTTGTTCACAGTTTTTAATTGGACTACAGTCACCATTGTGATTTTGGTTGTCTCCTCTGAGGATAAACTCGCCACTATGGATTCTGCCTATTGGGTAGGTCTTTTCGCAGTTCCAATGAACCACGCATCCGTGGAACTCTACGTCATCAAAGATAGCATCTTTACAGATTACTTTATCATCGGTGTTATAGTTTATGTCATAGTTGATATTCCAGACCTCTACACCCATGGTTTCAAGTTGTCTCATCAGTTCCAGCTCGTTGCATGCGACAAAGGTTAGTTCGTCGTGTTTAACTAACCATGAATAAATCTGTTTCGTGGAGTTCATAATGTTTTTTCATTACAGATATATTGTTATTATAAAGGTGGGAGGTGTTGAACAACGTCACGCATCCTTCTACCCCATTCACGTTGTAATTGGAGAATATATTATCACCCCAAAAACTCAATCTATTATTTCTTACATGCTGATAGAACAAATACTTATCCAGACTTTTGTATGTCCAAGCAATTTTCTCCCAGTTTTGATCAGTGTACTCACGTAACCACGTCGCTTTGTTCCTGTCCCAAAATACAAATGAACTATTGACGTGACAGGATGATCCTTTACCATAAGGTCCTAGACTCATATCAGCAAAATTGTTCCAATAGTTCCAGATAAAAGTAATGTTAGGATGAGGTCGAGATACCAAATGTGTTATGTTTTTGTTGATATGTATGTCCAAGTCTAGCCAACCATTAACATCTGCTTCATCATTATTTATTAGCATTAACTTTTCATACGTGAACATTCGTTCTGTGTCGTATGGACGTAGATCTTGGATATCACGAAACTCGCACTCATTGGTAATACCTTTCTTATTGTCTGTCCACACTCTCAGGACAAATGGCAGATCAAGGTGCTTGCCAAGTAGACTGTACAGTCGATTGACATATTGATTGTCGTATTTATCTCCCCACTTCAGGGTGTTCAGCTGGACCATAGATCTGCGTTTGACGAGGGTTTCCGTTTTGGTATTTTAGAGTCAGCACTCGATACACACGAATCAGTGATGCAAGGCATAGGAGAATCAAATAATCTAAATCCTTTGTTAATATAACCCAAAGGTTCGTCCGAGCAGCTATAACTTCTTTTGATCGACCCGTCAGGTTCCCGTATGATTATGCTACGATACCCTGATGAGCAGTCCCAACCTTTGAACTTATTAAAACCAAAGGAGTTGAACCTCTCTGCCTGGTCAAGTCGCCATGTTTTCCCGTCCTTGTCCTGCATTTCAATCTGATAATGTTGGCCGTCAATCGCTTTCATGCGAGGGAACTTTGACGTAGGTCTGACAACCTGCCTTTTTCTTTCAGTGAAATCTTGCTGAGGTAAACCATTGTGAAGTATATTCATCATCTCATCAGTGTATCCATCAACCACAAAACTTGCTGTGGGATCTGACTGAGGTTTCAACGTCACGTTGATTTTCCTCTCATGGAAGTAGTTGGCGTCTTCCCAGAGGTGATCAAATCTCTCGGGTATCATTACTGAGTTGACCGTTACCTGCACATCCTGTGACTGAAGATATTCAAGTTTATCAGCAAAGTCTGCTCTCTTTTCAGGAGTATTGATATGCTCTTTATGGTAGGATGCTGTGATTGATACTCGATGAAAGTCCTTAGTTAGTTGGCAATATTCCTCCCACCATTTCATTTTCCGTGAAATGTTAGAGGTAAGGTGTGTAGACAGCCAGTTACAGTTTCCAATATCTTCACGGAGGTTGTCTAGGAGAGGAATAAGAGTAGGAACTACGGTGGGTTCTCCACCAGAGAATGAGAAGTGGAACGAGTTAAATCCTCGTTCTCTTGCCTGTCGTTTGATTTCTTCAATAGTAAGCAGTACGAGGTCTTCCGATCTCCAATCTTTCTTTTTGGTTGAAGCATACGGCCAGCAATAACTGCAGGAGTAGTTACAGTATCTACCAAGCAACCACGACACATTGAATAGGTCGCGATGGAGCATCGTCCATTGCCCCACCATCTCAATATCGTCCCAAGGGATTTTGGTAAAGTCAGTTTGTGAGAATTTTACTGCCATTGTGCTGAAAAAGGATCGTAGTTATCTTGTCCGGAGTTACACTTTAACGCACAGGTCTTGAGTCTGTCACCAGTCCAAGATTCCTGTACTCGGTTAAAGAACCCACCCGTTATGATCTCTTTCAGGGGTGTCTTCTTTATGTTTATCAGGTCGTAGTCACCAATCATATCATGTACATCACCAGATTTTTGTTTACGCCACCACTTAAGAGGTTGCCCACCCAACCAGCAACAAGGAAAAGTGTATCCCTCTGCTGAGATATAGATTTCTTTTTTGTCTTCTGCTTTACAGTCTATTTTACACACCTCAAGGTATTTATCAAAAGTTCCATACTTTTTCTCTAGCACCTTGTACTGGGGCAGTGCCTTGTTCTGATATTTGGGATTCAAAGGTTGCTCGAGGTATTGTTTCGTTTCACCCTTTTTGTTGACTGCTTGGTGGCCATCCTTCTCAGTCAGGGTAGCAGTGTTGATATACCTGCCTGACTTTTTAACAATAAAATCTTTTACGCCAAGTGCCGTAGCCCATCTTCTAGCATCCTCAACCTGATGCTCGTTGTGACGAAAGACAAGGAATGTCCATTTCGCGAAACCACCTGCCTCACAAAATGCTACCATATTTTCCTCAACCCTTTGCCACCTCACACCTTGACGATAGAGATGATTTGTGTCCTCTAGTCCGTCGACGGAGAAGTTGACCTCTGAGTATTGTGCAAGTTCTTCCCACCAAGACACATCACGTGCTCCACCATTTGTTGTGGTAAGTAAACGAATCCCTGGATTTTTCTGTTTCATCCACGCACAAATTCTGGGTAGGTCCTCACACATATGTGGATCCCCGTGGTTCCCACAAAAATACCAGAAGTTGGTTTTCTTGATAAACTCAAAGTCTATCTTGTTCATGAACTCTTCAGCAGTCCACGTAGCATTTGTAAGGTGATGATTAACTGCCCCACCATTTTGATTCCTGTCACACATAGGACAAGAAGCATTGCATCCCTGTGATGGTTCAAAATGTACTTGCCTTATGTCACTAAATTCCATACTTCTTCCTCATATTCCATAATATCTTTTGTACCAGGTGTCCACAAAGGAGTGACCGAAACTTGGATGTCCGGATATCCCTTGAATCCGTCCATAAAACTTTTTACTTGTTGGATTTTTTCTGGATGCAACATGCATTTTAATCTTACTGACTTTTTGTTTTCGTTTCTGTGTGAAAGAAACCTATGTAACTTTTTTATGTAGGATTCTGTAATAAATTCAAAATGTATGCTTATCGCTAGGTGAGAGTATGTATTAAGATGCCTAAGATAATCGGCAGACTTAGATCCATTTGTAGATGTCGATATGTGTGCGTAAGGATTGTGTTCGCTCAACCATTTTACAAAGTCAATATATTTTTTGTTGAGTGTTGGCTCGCCACCAGATATATTTATGGTAGAGACATTTTTTGGATTTACAGTATTCCATGCCTCTTTGTATTTTTCGATGTCAATGGATTTAGTAGATGAATGATTCTCAGGTTCACAGTATGAGCAACTATAATTGCATTTCTTTTCAGTATAAAAGTTGACGTTGACTCTGTTTTTATTATCGATGGCGAGTATCTTCTCACCTCTGTACGGGTCAATCTTATCGGGGGCATGTTTGATTAGTTTAAGAAAATCGTGTGTCTTTCCTTTTCTCATTTCTATATCATTGCCACAAAAACAGTTGTCGTTGGGGCAGATGGTTTCTTTGATAGGGACAAACTCTCCAATAGATTGTTCGTCAGGGTGTCCGCAAACTGTTTGCCTAACTGTCCATTTCTCTACGTCAATAACGTATTGATTTGGTTGGCAAACCCATCCCTTAAAGTTTGTATTCTGTTTTAATTGACTGACTGTTGCTGTCTTCAGTCCCTTGTCAGTCAGTACTTTCAGCATGCATTCTCCCAATCACCATGAATCTGTTATAAGTCTGCATTGATCGTGTACCAGTGTAATAGGTTTCCCCGAGATTTTGTTGACGCACAAGTTCCTCTACGTCAGGGACACAGTGAGTGTGGCCATCTCCATCAAAATAATCATTTGACATTATGATAATAAGAGGATTTCCTTTGAACATTTCTTTGTTCGCAGAAATGTTAGACATGTGTTCACCAGAAGTATTAATGATCACCTGCCTTCTTCTTTTATCAGTTCTTTCAAACCAATCACCAAATTGGTGGACTGAATATTTAGGGGCAAAGTGATTTTTGTATTGAGCCATGACAGGATGGCACAGTTCATCCTTATCATACAGGTCTACCTGTTTTATATTGGGAAAGGCATGATCAATGTATTCCATCAATGGCCACCCGAACCAAGAACCAACAACCTCAATGTGGCAGGGTTCGGAGTATTCAAACTTTGGTTTAAGATTTGCTATTTCATCGACCATCCATTTTTTAGATTCGTACTGTTGAGCAGACATTGAGTCTTCCCAGGACTGTGAATAATCTTGTGACAGATTGCCCTCTATCCACCTGCCTACCTGAGCATACTTCGTCGCCCGTTGTTCTTTTTCAACATTGTAAAAGACCTTTTCAATGTCGGCCAATTTCTCTCGTAATGCAGATAGACGATTAGCATATTCACGATAATCACTTATCTTCATAATGTCTCTCCAAGAAATACATCTTGCTTTGCTTGCTTGCACGTAGTTTCACACCTTGATATTGGTTTGTGATCCCACGACGAAACGATTTCTTTCCACAATTCCCCGTCAATGATTTCGTCTGGCTCAGCATATTTCAAACTGTTGTTCAGCACGTCACCTGTATTTTTGAACAGTTGTTGAAAGTCAGTATGGTATTCTTTTGTAGCATAAGACTGTAGGAACTCTGAGTTCAAAAAGCAACAAGGGAGCATCACACCTGTGTGACTAATAAAGATTCTATTTTGCTCCCCATATTTACATACAATGGTCTGTTCTTCTTTTCTTTGTAGTTTCTTAGACTCTTGGTTCTCATTTCTATGAGAATAAATCAATCTGAAGTCAGTAAATCCTTCTTTTTTTGCCATGCGTTTGGCGTCATCCATCAAGTGCTCATTGTGATCAAATGCTATAAACTGCCACGTTGCTTTGCCACCTGCCTTAATGAATGCTCTCCAATTTGCCTGCACTTTTTTGAAGTTTGCACCTATCCTGTATTTTTCAAGTGACTCCTGGTCTATGCCGTCAAGACCAAAGAAAACAGATATTTTTCTTTTTCCTAACTCGCCCCAAAACTTTTCTGTCTTAGTTGAGCCATTCGATGATATGTTAATGTCTATGCCGTCAAGGTGGTCTAAGATTGCCAACATATCAGGATGTAAGGTAGGTTCGTCAATCGATCCACAAAAGTTGACCAGTTTTGCGTTAGGAAAGTTCTTGTATGTCAGCCATGTTTTAATCTGATCTAAAGTAATCATGCTTTTGTTTAGAAGATGATCAACCTTATCCCTTTTGACTTGCCGGAAACAACCTGGGCAGTCTATATTACAAAATGACGTTAGCTCAACGTCAATCCACTCAATGCTTTCTCTAGACCACACAGACTTTTTCTCCAATTGGTTTTTCTTGCTTTATCTAAATCGTTTAGATAGTTAATAAAAGTTTCACCTTTTTCTGACCATCCATCTTTTTTAAACATATAATTAACGTAAAAAGGATCTATTTCAAAATCAATTTCGTCACTGATTTTTTCTTTGATGCTACTGGGCAGATTTTGTGCTGACATATAGTAGGGTTCTGTTACATGATTCTCAAACAAAAATCTAATGTCAGGAAACTGTTTGCGCAATAACTTGTAGGTATCTACTAAGTAGAACATGCTTACATTACTGCAAGTCCATTGAAAGGATGTGTCAAAGTTTGACGGAAATTTTTTAATGTTTTCACACCAATCATCCCATTTTAATCCATAACGAAAATATTCCCCTGCTGTTTCTACACAGTCAACAGACAATCTCAGTCTTACCTTTTTGAAGTTTTCCATATTCTCAAATCTGAACGAACCATTGGTGACGTAAGCGATTTCTATTTCATTCGCATACTCGCTTTCATTCAGTTTTTTGATAAACTCGTTATGTCTTTTATTATAAAACGATTCACCACCTAAGAAATTATACCTTTTTATTTGAGAAATGTCAAGTTGATTCCAAAAGTCATTATCTTTTGCTATCCAAGTATTATCATTTTCTACGTATTCGGTTCCATATTTTATGGCGACTTCCTTGTCCTCAACCCATTTCGAGCTAACATTTGGACTACAATGAATACATTTAAAGTTGCAGACTGTACCAGTTCTTACATCGATGTGCTTTGGATATTCTGTTTCTACGATCAGATTTTCGTCATGCCACATATCATTTTCGTCTATGCGTTTTGACTTGCCACCCAACTCTTCAACATGCTTACATCTGCCACAGTTTGCTGGCCACTCACCATTCAAAAATGTTTCACGAATCTCTCTAAAATAAATGTTGTTCCACTGCTCTTTTACACCATGCTTTTCTAACTTACCATTCCAAGTCTGGAACTCTTTGGCAAAGTCACTTTCAAGGATTTCCTTTGGGGTGTCTTCAATTTTAGTAGGTGGCCATGGTAAACCTCTTTTCTCAAACATATGCTTCCATTGTGCATTTATGTTAGAGTAACCACAGACTCTCGGTCGCCCGTAAATATTTGTACCAAAATTGATCCAAGGTAGAATACAACTCATAATGCCCTCAGCAGTGATCGAACACCAACAGGTTTACCGTTGCTCATAGCAAGGTGTATTGCTTTTGATGGTTGCAGTTTGAAATCCTTAAGAACTTGATTATATTTGTTTTCATATTTTTTCCAAAAATACTCTGGACCAAACTCCTTCATGAAACGTGTTCCAATCCACATCAGTGGTTGTTGATTCATGTTAAACTTATTCATTAATGTGATAGGTCCTTCAGTTGTCCATCGTGCATATCTCACACCGATTCGACAACCACCTATGCCTCCTTTACTTAAACTGATAGCAAAAGTCTGAATAGCAGGGTGGTCAAAATTGAAATCAATATTGCGTATGCAACTAATCCAAGCAGCATCAACATGCACAGGGATTCCCTTTTCATAACACGCATCGAGTATTGTGTACATGCCAGGATGTATATCACCGTAGTAAGGAAACGGCATTGATATAAGTAGGTGCCTTTTATCCAGGGTATCGATAGTAGCATACTCTATTTCATTGTTCAGTCGCCAGTGGTATTTATAATCATTTTTGAATATCTGCAAAGAACCATATGTCTGATACAGGTCGTCGATGTAATGTGTGACACCCTGTATGACATGCCTGACAGGGAATGCATCCATTCCTGTAAAACTGCTGAACTGATGATTTCTCAACCATTCGTCAAAGGCATGTAAAAAATCTACGTCAATAGTTTTTGCGTGAACTGGAGTTTCCTTAAAAATACGAGCATAAAAATCATTGATGCTCTCATCGTACATTGGTTGCTGTCTTTCATACTGCAACCAGTCTAATGTGTATTCTCTTTCGGGACTATCTATCATTTAATAACTTTTCTTTTCGCAAAATCTCCACAGGATAAATAGCACCTGGGTAGGTGAAGAGGGTGTGATTTTTCCCACGACTCGGCCAGTGTTTTTTCATACCACTCAGACTGAATAATGTCGTAAAATTTTGACTGCTGTAGATCATTTTTTAAACCAACTTTTGTTAGTATGTCAGTTTTGCCTGCAACCTGTTCATCTTGTAAATGACAGCAAGGCCATATTCTGCCTTCTGATGTAACGAACAGCTCATTTTCTAACTGATGTCGACAAACAATATTTGCTGCCTCATAGTCACCCGTGCGTGCTCGAGTCTCAACTGTCTCGTATATGTCTTCGTCGATCTTTAGTGCTTCGCTTGATTTAAACTTTGCTGCATCAGCAGTATTTCTCCAACTGACACGTATCTTTAACTCAACACCTAACTCTTTTGCTTTTTGTTTTGCCAGAGGGATTTCGTCTGCGTTGTAATCAAAATGTATATACTGCCAAATGCATTTACCACCAGCATTATAGTAAGTATGAAAGTTTTCCCAGACCTTGTCGATGTTTACGTTTTCTCTGTAATCATTTTTGGTAACTCCGTCTATTGACCAATGTACATATAAACGATTGCCGCTCATCGCTGATAACTCGCCTAACTGAGTCCAAAACTTTGATGATCTCATACCACCATTGGTAGATATTTCTATGCTTTTGACTTTCTTCTCTAGCATCAAATAGGAACATATTTCATAGCAGTCAGGGTTGACAATCGGGTCACCTAACACACCACACAGTTTAATTTTGGCATTAGTCAAGTCAACCTCATCAAACCAATCTGTCATTTGGTCTATGGTAATATTTCCTTTGTAGTAGTACTTTCCCCTGTTGTCCATCATTGTTCGTTGACAACCTGAGCAGAGAGCATTACATAGAGAACTTATCTCAAACTCTATTCTGAATGGTCGATCCAGCACCATGGTAATGTCCTTTTGCTATTTGTATTTCTTTTCTTGTCTAACTTACTCAAGTATGCTCTCATCTTTTGATTCAACTTTTTGTCGAACTCATAGTCTACGTCAACATCACAGTATTCTATGACTTTCGGTGGCAAAGCATTTATACTCAAAAAGTCTGGGTCGGTAAGATAATTTATGTAGTGTTTGTAGTCTGAGTATTGCTTTGTGTAGTTTTTGATATTATCAAGGTCTGGCAGGTTTAGGCAACTGACTGTTGTGTTAAATGGTTTATATTCAATATTGTCGAGGGAAAAAATAATATCTATACCAGACTCAAACTTATCCCACTCTGATGGGAAACGAATATAATCGTTTACTTGCTTGTACCCGTCAATCGATATTACGATTTCAACAACATCAAACTCTTTTAATATGCCCAGCAGTTTGTTGTCTGCATCGATGCAAGCATTTGTGTTCAAAATAATGCGGGTGTCTCGGGACTGCTTTTTCAATATGTTCTCAGCAGTTCTCATATAGAATGGTTCTCCACCAAGGATGCTTATTTCTAATGCATCAGATAAATCTGGCAGTGGTATTTTCCTGTTCCACAGTGGTCTACCAACAAACTCATCGAATATCTCAATGTCTTCTCTCCATTTGGTAGACTGATCAGGTCCACACATAACACACTTTAGATTACATACATCATCGATTCTCAGGTCAAAGGTTCTGACTTTGTCCAGAGGCAAAAAGTCATATCGTTGATTGTAATACTGTCTCGAACTGGTTCCTCCACGTTCCTCTTTGTCGAAACAAGGTTTGCATCCTTCAGGTTTTATGCCTGCTAGAAACTGTTCCCGTACGTCTCCCTCGCCTTCAAACATACAGCAAGGTTTCATAGTTTCCCCATCTATAAAAGAATGGGTGAAAGGCATTTTACACAGCATCTAACTTCTCAAAAACCCTTTTCGTTGTTTCGTCTGTGAACCAGTTGCTTTTCTTTTGTGATACTTTCTCAAAGTCCAACTCATCGACAGTATGCCTGTCAAACATCTCTTTCACATTGTCTTTTGATTTTGTGATGCACATACCACATCCACAAAATGTTTTCGGACACGTAATCATTGGCACCCTTCTAGTATACAATGAATCGCCGAGTTTGTCAAGTATATCGTCAAACTCGGATATCTTTCCAAGAGGAGCAACTTTTCCATCAAGATTTACGCCACAAGTTTGATGAGTCCATACACGATCTGCCTCTGAGTTTATGAAAAGAAAATACCAGTTAACCATACAGCTCCAACCCTGAAAGTTTGTATCAGGGAGAAAGTAAGAATCCTTGCCGTCTGCCTTAAAGCATCTGCCTCCGCAACAGGGACGTCCCAATCCTTTTTGGGTGTTTCCTGATTCTGCAACATTTTGTCCTTTCTGTTTCCAGTAATCTCTAAACCATTTCATTTGATCTTCTTCGTACACCTGTGTATAACCTAACTCTATGGACTTTTTATCATCGGGATGATCATCTCCTATGATTCGTGGTACGTAGTCTACACCATTTTTCTCCATTGTCTCGCAAACATCTACGCATTCCCAAAAGTAATCTTTGTGAAACATTACGTTTACCTTGTACTTTTCTCGTAATACGATAGCATTGCTTATTACTTGTTTTTTCTGTTTATCTGTTGATTCACAATGATATGACAGAGTACCACCAGTTGTCAGGGACATCACTTTATCTAAAACACTATTCGAAAACCACCCATTTGTAGTCAGACCTCTACTGAAAAAGGGGTAAGTAGTCTTTACGTATCTTAGGAATTTAAAAAAGTCCGGATGAACAGTTGGCTCACCGCCAGTAAAACTAAGTTTTTTCATAGCAGGCACTTTACGAAACTGATCATACAGTAACGCATATTGAGCAACCTTGTCTACGGTGTCGCATAGTTTTTCATAGTCAATAAATGTAGACCACTTATTGTTTCTGTGAGGAGGGCAATATGAGCAGGCATATGAGCACCTGCGTCCGAGGTCCCATATGATCTGATAACGATTTGATTTGTCTTCTATATTTTCTATATTAAGCATACCATTGTAGCCATTCGAGGTCAGGAAAGATTTTCAAAAAATCAAGTTTTCTTCTTTTTGCTATGGTATAACACCACTCTGCAGTTTCGGGCAATCGTTCAGACCAGTCCTCCGAGTTCATAAATGAAACAAGTCCCTCAAGTCTTTTTATGCCGTATGGCAGTTCACGCCACTCTGTAAATGACAGATTTTCTACGCCATTGCATTTTTGCCAGTTTTCTTCAAGCCAAGGATAGAACTCATTAAACTTTTCGGTTACCTCCATCTTGAACCACTTTGGCAGTACCTTGCAGTTTAATTGAGGTGGCCAGTAGGCAAGATGTAAATCTATCATGCCTGCTCCAGCAGGAAACTTGTTTAACAGCTTCCATTGTTTGCTCAGTTTCCATTTGATAAAATCGGGAAGATAAAACAAATTGAGAGCTATGATTGTCGTGGCTGTAGTAAGTCTCAAGTTGCCGTGCGGGTAATCATCAAGTGCTTCCATTTGGGTCACGACTTGTTCCCAATTAGATGGGTATCGAATGAAATGGTTTTTCTCCTCATGACAGTCAATGCTGAAATGAAAAATTACATTTCTAAATTCTTTCCATAAATCAAACAAGTGTGGTTCCCATTCGAGACCATTTGAGTTGTATCGTAGTTCTATATCTTTAGCATGCCCCATTTCAATGATCTTCTCAAGCACCATGTAGTGCTCATCCATAATCAATGATTCGCCACCTGCCCAGTACAGTTGTTTCAGCGTAGGAACCTGAGTCCAAAACTCATCCCAGAATGTAGGATTTGATTTGTGCCAAGCATACGAGCCACCTGACCATGCCAACTTTCCGGAGTCTTTTTCCCAGAGTTGTGAGTCGCGTAGTCGTTCGTTCTTTAGATCAGGGTAGATTTCTTTATATTCCTTTACCCATTTAGAAGAATCATGAGGAGAACACATAACACAAGCCAACTGACACTTACTGCCCAAACGTAAATCAATGTACCTGACTCTTGGAGGTACGGAGCCATCCTCGTTTGTTTCTCCGATGATATCGTCGAGTCCGAGTTCTCCTACCCACTTGGCAGTTTCCCATTGTCGTTTGCTTCTGTGTCCTGCATCTTCTTCCTTAAAGCATTTCAAGCATGAGGGAGGTTTTTCACCATTAAGCATCATTTTGCGAACTGACCTCATGTATTCGTTGTTCCAAGCATCAAGCAAACTTGTCGTTGCTAGATTTGCTGGAAGACCATCATCTCTTCTGAGTACACCTGCCTCTGAGAGAGTCTTTTTTGTTGAGTCTTTATTCTGAACACCTGATGCGTTTGCTGTACAGCAAACACGCATGTGGCCATTCGGTCGTGTGGATACGTGCATCCAAGGTAAAGCACAGAAAGTTTTTGAGGGTAGATTGGTAGGATCTTTATCAATTATCATAAATATATTGGGGAGGAGGATTATCTAAAAATCCAAATGCCCACATTCTTTCTTCACACCACCAGCATTTTCCGCAATGATATGAAAGATTTCCAGTATCTTCTGGATCACCTTCGCAACTTCTGGTGATAGGAAATAATGTGTAGGTCAATTTGAAATCATCATAAAGAGTTTTAATATCTTTTTTGTTTATTTGAAAAAAGGGATTTATATAATGAGCTAGTCCACTAACTGATTCTAGAGGTTTCTCAGCCGACTCGTTTCTCGTAGGTTCACATTTTTTGTCTACAAAAATACTCATATCATTATCAGGGGGATTTGAGGTTATTCCTGAATACATAATCTCGATTAATCCAGAGTTGAAGTTCTCAACGTCTCTGTCTCTAAACTCCTTTATTTCTCTTTGGTACTCATCTGCAATGTCTGGATAATAAATGATGTGATCATTCATTGTAATATTTAGGTCACCCTCTATAAAATCGATAACGTTGCCAGCATAGATAGGATTTGATGGTCTTCCTCTACGAACAGACATTGGTTGGAATTTTATATCAAGATTTTCATCGCGAATCTTTTTGTTTATCATCCAGGCACAGAGGGAACTGTCGGCACCACCTGACATCCACATGCCGATTGTTTTTACAGGAATTTCAACAAACTCTTCTTTGATTTTGAGTGTCGATTGACGTTTCTTCATCTCATCGGAATCATCGAAAAATCTTATATCATGCAACTCCTGCATTATTTTATCAGTATAACGGGTTGTTACTTTGGGTATGCTAATGTCCATAATATTTCCCACATTTCTTTATTTACATTTTGAAAAAGTATTCCCTGATGTTTATCGCAAGTTTGTATAAAGTCTATACATTTCTTATGCTCAGGTTTTACTTCAGTTTCATTACAAATAATATTGTTAAAATCACCCATGCCTCTCAGTGATTTTATGCCCCATGATTTTCTTATGTTTTGTGGTATCTGTTCAAGTCGTAGGAAGGTTGGTGTAATCAAGGGATTCATTCTGCTTTTGCCTCCGTGGTATTCATCTCCACCAGCAAAGTCATATACTTCATTTAGATTGTTCACATTCAAAACTGAGATAGTAGTATAAATGTAAGTATCCCAAAGTGATATGTGTCTGTTAATATTTTTCTCTACCTCAGACCAGATAGTACCAAACCTAATACACTCGGCTAGCTCCCCGACGGCATCAATGCTTGCGTCTATTTGAACAGAATCAAACTTTTCCAGTTCTTTGATTGTTGCATCATCTGGGAAAATGCTAGCATTAGTATTTATATCAACTTTGGCAGACTTGGGCAGTCTTTTAAGAAATGGTACTAATTTTTTTGAAAGGAAAGGTTCTCCGCCCACGATTCGGACTTCTTTCATTTCTGAGAGATCTACAAGGTTTAGAAATCGTTCTTGCTCATTAGCGAATCGTTTTCTGTTTGGATCCTTGTAAAAATGGTCTTTATCAAACCGAGTCCAGTCCTCGTCGACCGAATCCCATTTTGATGACAAGGCAGGTCGACAAATACGGCACATGAAGTTACACGTAAAGTCAAGGGCAATTTGTATGCCTTCTGCAACGGCAGTCTGTCGCATTGACTCATGGCCATTAGATTCATTTTCTACACAAGGCCAGCAACCTTTTTTGACAGGATTTGACCATTCAGAAAAATCGACACCTGTATAAATGTTTGAGTTCCATCCTGTAGCTATATCAAACAAACAGCATGGTGTGACTCTGCCATCTGCTTGACTAAGATCTAAGTATCCCTTTAGTCTATTGCATTCCATAGATATATCTTTTAAATTCCATAATGTCAGGGTGTTTGTTTGTCAAGAAAAACTGTGATATCTGCTTAGCAAGGACAATGTGATTTGCATGTGACAAGTGATTGCTTCTAGTATCAAAATCAAAATGTGGCTGATTTGTTTTATTATTTATTTCGAATTGGGATATGAATGTCAAGGACTTCGGAACCATGAGTACATTAGAAGGTATTTCTAATGCGTGGTTATAGTTACGAAAAGGAAAACCTGAGCCAGACGATGGCCATATCAAAACCTTCTTGTAATGTTTCGCCTTTGACAAAATAAAACTCGAAGCCAAGACCTCAAAAATTCTGTGCATGCCTGTGTTGTAGTATCCTTCATAGTCCTTAAATATTTTAGGTGCTTCTTCAACTGCCAACTCTTCCAGTTCTTCAGGAAAGTCCATGTTATTTGCCTTCATCATGGCATATATTTTGTTTGACTGGCTAGCCATGTAGTCCGGTAAATATTGTAACCACAGTCTTTGTGCATCTGGCAGACAGAATAAAAGAAAATCACCATGAGACTGTCTTGCCATAAACTTCTCAACGCACCATTGTGCACCAACACCATGCTTTGATGTATTGTCCAATAAAAATTGATCGGATAGTATATCGAGGTAGGTGTCTTTTTCGTCAGTTTTGCAGCAGGGACAGGAGAAACTATCGCCATAAATATCGACAGTTAACGCCATTTCTTTCTTTCGCCTCCGCGAGCAGTATCTTGTGTGCAATCATGTGCGCCACCATCCCAAAAGTATCTGTGTCTATGATCCCATATAACCACTTCAATTCCTTTGTCTTCCATTTTCTTAATATTATCTTTACTCTGGGCAGTAGTGATAATCTTATCAGGACGGATAACAAGGCAGTTTATTTCTAGAATCGAGTCCCGTTTTCCAGTCCAATCTTTCCAATTTTTAAAGTTCTTCAAATATGTTTGAGTGTACGTATCAGAGAATCTTGGTTTTTTGATTTGTTCAACGATTATCTTATCCCACTTTCTGAGTTCTTTAGGAATAAACTTTTCGTTGTGTGTCATTAGAAGACCTGGCTTGAGAAGAGTTAGTTTGCTGTTTACATGACCACCCGTCGGCACTTCAATAAAATTATATGTACCAAGTCTGGTAGCAATCCAGTCCAGTCCTGCTTGAGTTCCAATCCCGTTAGTTTCATCTCTTTCCACAGGTTGGGTGTACAATATATCATACCCGCATTTCATAAGATTAGACGCACTCCATAATACATCTACCCCATGATCAGGATCGATTGAGGGGTGCGGCATTCTCCATAATCCATATCTACGACTCAACATATGTGAGTTCACAATAGGTTCGTAGAGGCCAAGTTCTGCTTGCTTGGATTCTTTAAGGTTTTGAGTTTGTATCATTTTGTCCCCGAAAAATCCAAAGGAATCTCTCGGCATGATGGGGTGATGGATTTCCACGCCACCTTCTTTAGTTTGAGCAAACTCAGGTTGTTTAGGTCTGTGAACAGTGCACCATTCATTCTCGAGCATTTTAGCAAGAGTATCCAGATCTTCATTGGTCTCATCGACGATTTGCTCGAGTCCAGCAAGAGTGCAATCCTCATATGAGGTACCAACTATGACCTCGCCTAAATTATTCCATTCATCATAAATCATATTTACCTTTTCATAATATTTTCCCAGTCTGCATTCCAGACAATGGTATCGGTTATGTTTTCTTTACATTTTTGGTTACATATATCGAACTGACCCAGGTTCTCCCATAAGTATGTAAACAGGTCACCACTGATAATGTCTTGCAACGTATCGTAGTTTAAATTATGAGCTAAGAAGTGCCCAAAGTGTTTTGTTTTTGGTGCAATATCGTTATTGGATACCCAACTTGTTGCCATCCAACAACAAGGCCAAACAGTTCCCCTCACGTCTATATAAAAACCTACATCGCCCAAATCATCATTATCGTATGTTGCTTTACATTTGACGCATGTTTCTTTGACTCTTTCATTTGCAACTGCTTCCACCTCATGGTTTTCTCGCATAGAGTGAATAGTATTGAAAGATGCAAATCCTTCTTCTATAGATTTTTCTCTGGCATCCTCTAATTGGTGCTTGTTGTGTTCAAATATAATAAACTGCCAGAAGGCTAGTCCACCGTGTTTTATATAAGTACTATAGTTGTCGTGCAGTTTTACCCATCGTACATTCTTGCGATAGATATGGTTCGTGTCTTCGAGACCATCGATACCAAAGATAACTGACGTGTTTTTTAGAGTCGCCAGTTTTTTCCAAAATTCCTTGTTCTTTGTTCCTCCGTTAGTCGAAATATGTACTCGAGCATACTGCTCTAGCCATTCACAAATTTCAAAAATCTCAGGATTTAACGTTGGCTCATCTATGTTACCGCATAAATGGAAGACTTCCATTGATTTCATTTCTTCCAAAGGTAGCCATTTCTGCAGTTGTTTTAGACTTACGTGTATGGAGTTCAGGTGCCTCTTGTAAATAGTCCCCACTTTATAGTTGGCTCGCTCACACGAAGGACACGCAGCATTACAGAATGTTGTTATTTCTATCTGCAATCTTTTTGCTTTTTCAATGCTAATTGGCCACATAGTATTCTTCTAATTTTCGATAGACAAATTTTGCTTCTTCAGGTGCAGGAGCAAATGTCTCAAGGTATTTTGTATACACCATGAATTCCTTGCAGTGTTTTTCATTATATTCATTTGCATTCAAAATGTTCTGCACAAAATCGTTAGCAGGTAATTCCTTTTTGATTTCGTCAGGCAAATATTCTGGACTAAGATACTCTGGACTAAAACAATTTGTTTTCCTCATCCGAATACCAAGTGACGCAAGGTATTTTTCAGTTTCATCTACGTTGAACACGTTATAGTTTGTCATTACAAAATTTGACCAGACACCACTTGTCATGTCTCCGTAAGTATATTCTTTATTGTCTTTCAAGAGGTCTTTCCACCTTAGAGCATTCTTTTCCCAGATATCCATCTTCAATCCTAACCTGACCCATTCTCCGACAGCTCCTATCCCATCGATGCTTGTCATTATCATTACTCTCTTCAACTTATTAATAAACTCTACCCAAGGTCTATGAACAAACTTGGAGCAGTTTGTGTTCATTGAAAAAAATAATGTATCGTATTTTACTTGCTCATCGAGCATCGCAAAAAACTTAGGAGAGAACTCCCTTTGTATAGTTGGTTCACCTCCCGTAAACGACAGATGTTTCAGTTTGCTAAAATCAACTCCGGAATAATCAGGTGTGATTTTGTCTATCTTGCCCACACGATCTTCCCATATACTACTCGACTCAGGTTTACAGGTGACACATGCAAAGTTACATTTGTTGTTGAAGGAAATTTCAAGACCTTCTAAATGATATTCTTTTATGTACGTATGCTCTTGGTTGATGACCTGTCTCTGGGACAGTTCGCCTATGGATTCATAATAGTAGCAAGATTCACATTCTTTGATGTGCTCACCATCCAGCATTCTCTGCCTCAGGATTTGCATCTCCCCACCCTCAAATGCATCAAGGACATTAGTGTATCTTTTTTCGATAGGAGGGTGATAGCAACAGGTACGGTAAGTCCCTTCGGGACCGCCAGTCATCCTGCTAAATGGTGCCATGCAAAATGTGTTCATAAGAATCAATATTTAATGCTATAAAGAACTGGTGTACATTATCGTTGAAGGCAAATGCGTCATGCCATTTCAACGTATTCATCAGGTACAGTCTACCTGCTTCAATGTTCTCTTCTGCTTTATAAATTTCATGCTCTTGGTTGGTTTCATTCCACATACAAAAGCCATCTGTATTATCGTCTTCTGCTCTAAATCTTAAATACATGCTGTCGGGATCTGTTGTACCCCAAAGTCTCAGCCATCTAACAGGGTGCCACGTATCATAGTGAGGTTTGAAGTGGGCACGGGTGTCCCATTTAAGAATACAACTACGAACCATGTATTCTTTGATGTCATTCAGAGGATCAAGGGATTTCATATCCAATGCTTTTGTTGGTTCAGTAAAATCTATTTCAAGTTCAAGTTTGTCAGACAATATATTTTCCTGTATATTTTTATAGAACTCTGTAAATCCTTCGTCCGTATCTTCGTATCCCAAGTTAACAAAGTTCCATCTGTCCAATGGCCAACAAGCAGGTTCGGGATTGTTGCCAAGTTTACCATTTTTATTGACCAACGGCAATCCAAGTCTAGCCAGGTCTGTGAACTTGTCTCCCCATTGGGAAAAGTGTTGGTCATAATTTTTGATCTCAGACTTAAAATCTTCTACATTTATTTTCATATCTGTTGGTATGATGTTTTGATGATGCAGTCTTTCAAAATCTTCTTTAGGAATAAAGGTCATGATATGCCTTTTTTGCTGTAACATTGAAAGTGTCTAAGTTGAGTTTGCATTCGTGTTCTGCGAGGTCAAATGCTTTATGCACATTCTCCCAAAAAATATCGTAGGGAATCAAGGGAGAGAAGTTTGACAAATGCCAGCATCGTTTTTGAAAAGAGTTTGGAAAATAAGGGATCTCTCCCTCCATGTCTTCTTCTGTTTCTGAGTTCTTTGCCTCATAGAAATAGTCTATTCTTTTGGCTAGCCATTCAGAAAACATTGTTGGGGAAGGTAGACGAGCATACAACTTCATGCCCTTGCCGTCGTTTAGCATTTCTATTTTTCTGTAAACGCCATACTCCGATGCTATTTCAAGTATGCGTTTTTGATAATGCATTGGTATAGAATGATCATGATCGATACAGAACTGGTCGGTGGTGTCCCAGGTTTTGCTTGGGTATATTTTGCTTCTTACTTCAAACTGAAATTCCATAATTTTTTTAACTCATTACCAAATCAAGATCCCAATCGCTTGGCCAGGGTTCATCATAAAAGGATTCGATAAACTCATTGGCGTAGGTTTCTACACCAAACCAATGATCCATAACATCAAAGGAGTTTACCGCATCTGTTTTAAAAATGGTGTGATTTTGATATGTTTCCATTGTTCCACCATTCCAGAAGTTTTCATTTGTTATCTGTCCATCTGTCACTGTCTCGATAAATTTGCCTCCATCAAAGACAGGATGTAAAAAAGATGAAACATCATTGCCGAATACGTTATGTGCGTGGATGTGGGGGAAGTTCCATCTCCCACAGTTTTTACCCTTTTCCTCTCTAATCCACTGTTGCACCCAACGTAATGCTTCATCCTCAGTCATAAAACACATGAGATGGTTGACATAAATACCATTTGCCCAAATAATAAATACAGGCAATGGCCAACTAGAGTTTTCTAATCCTATATTGTCATTCCGGCAACAAGGAACTCTTGTGCACCCGTCTCTGTATTTGTCAATGATGACATGCCTTTCTGGACTGTACAGTTCTTTGGAGTTAGTCCAGACATGATCATCGACATTCAATCTGAGATTATATCCAAACATTTTTTATAAATCTCCAATGATTGACTAGGTATTTCGTCAAGCACCATCAAGTATTTTGTATACTCTATAAAGTCTCTTGTCCTGCTCTCATCATATTTAGCAGATGCAAGTATTTTCTCAACGAACTCTCTATGGTCGTCGTTGTAGAATTTTGTTTCCTGCATAATATCATTCTTAATACTATCGGGCAAGTAGGCAACATTCAATTTTTCTGGCGAGTAGCAATTTCTCATATCTAAAATAATGTCGTGTTCTTCTGCCCATTCTAGAGTCTCATACATATTTAGAATATTATATGGTTGCATCACATACATTATTCTCAGACCAGTAAGGTAAGGTGGTCGCAGTTTGTAATCAGGATTACCCTTTCTCTCAAACTTACTATTCTCAAACCAGTGTTGCCATTTGTACATATTCCTCTCAAATCTCGACATCTTCAAACCCTTGCGACACCATTCTCCAACTTCCCCTATACCGTCCAAACTAAGATATATTAAAATATCCTCACACCTTTCCAAGAACTCAAAGAACTGGTCACTAGGAAATACTGAGTTATTGGTTGCCATCGTGAACATTTTCGTAGACCTGCCCTCAAAGAAGTCTCCATCATAATCTGGCATGATAATTGGCTCACCACCTGAGATAGTAATCAAATTCATATCACCAAGTCCGTCAAGCATATATGGATTTGAAGGAATTCTTCCAGGAGTTTGCATTGTGGTATTCCCCCATACACTGCTTGCTTCTGAGTTACAGATAGTACATCTAAAGTTGCATTTGTTTGAAGGATAAATCTCTATTTCCTTCAACTCTTTTTTTCTTGCAGAAACATCATAGCAGGAGTTGATGCTCTCCCTCAAACTCATGAGTCCTAAAGATTCTAAATGATAACAGTAACGGCATCCCTCGAGCTTCTTGCCGTTCAGCATTTTCTGTCTGAGGTCTTCCATCTCTTCACCCTCGAATGCTTCTGCGAGGCTATCATATTTACCATCGGGTATGAACACCTGTTTCTCAATGTCAGTCCCGTCACCAGACATTTCACCATAATGAGTGCAGGTATTAAGATTACCATTCCACCATTGCGTCATTCTTACGAATGGACTCATACAAAATGTAGACATGGTTCTGGTACTTTCACAAATGCGTTTAAATATTTAGTGTAGTCTTGGAACTTCTTATACACAGGTTCGCTGTACTCACCTGTTTTTAACACGTCAATAACAAAGTCTCGATGATTGTCGTCAAAATACTCCATTAACTCTATTTCTTCTTTAAATTTATCGGGAAGATATGCAGGACAGAGGTAGTCAGGTTCAAAGGCAGTTGTGAGCATGACTCGATGCCTCATACCAAACTCTGAAACGTATTTCAAAGTCTTAGCACTGAATAATATATTATAATTGCTAAGTACAATATTTATCCAAGGTCCGTCATGCCTTGACCCAAGCTCATATCCTCTATCAAAAAACTTCATCCATTTCAAAAAGTTTTTGCGCCAAGGTCGTTCTTTCCAACCTAGTCGGCAGAACTCTCCGACTTCTCCTATGCCGTCTAACGATATTCCTATGCTGACATGCTCAAGACCCGAGAGAAAATCCATCCATCTTTTGCTGGGGAATGCTGAGCAGTTTGTGACCATCTGGAACCACAAGTTCTTGTCTGTCTTACTCTCGATCAAATCCCAGAACTCATTAGTGTAGTAAGGTTCAATAGTTGGCTCACCACCCATGATTGTTAATTGTTTTAGATTGCTAATCCCTGATAGGTCAGCAGGTAATTTATGTTTGATTTCATTAGCAGCAAATCTAAATTCTTTGTTTCTCTGTTCCCATCCAGATGAAGCAGACTCGTCACAAGTTACGCAAATGTAGTTGCACTTGTTTGAGGCAGCAAAATCTAATTCTCGTAACTGTGTAGATGGTGGTTCTGGGTATCGTTCGTTTATGTCTTGTCGGCAGGAATATTGGTTGGATTCATCATAAAAATAACACCACTCACATTCAGGTCTTCGTTTACCGTCTCTCATCTCTTGGCGAATTGTCTCCATTTCGTCAGACTTGAAAGCACTAAGAATGTTTGTGTATTCTCCCTCTAAAGGTGGGGAATACACGCAGGTTCTCAGGTCACCATTCGGAGACCTGGTCATTCTGGTAAAAGGTGATGCACAAAAATATTTGCTCAAAATTGTGTTTTGTCTACTGTTGCACCTGCGCCAGTTAATGCTGAAAAGAATTCATCAGAAAATTTAGCAGTTTTTGCTTGATCAATAACTTGTTTGAGTTCGTCCTGGTATAAACTAAGACCAGCAGGAACCACATCTGATATTTGTTCTTGGTCTTTAGAATATCTCACGTTATCGTTATCAGCATTCACTTGATACTCAACGTTGAGTGCTATTCCTTTTTGACTAATCCAGATTTCAAATTGCTCTGCTTTGTTTTCACCATCCAATTCCTCTGGTATGGTTGTCCAAATCTTATCTATCTCATTAGTATTTATCCACTTAACAAACTTATCTTCGGTAGAAATATCAATGCTAGCAAATCTCTTTTTGTCAGACCATCTAATGTGCCCTAACTCTAAAGTTGCCCTCATCTTTGAAATAAGAGTGTCAGGAATGTCGATAGGTCTAATCGCAACATTCAGGTCTGACATTGAGCCATATCTTGAAACAATATACTCTTCTGGAAATTTGGTTTGCCCTGAATCCTTAACGGAATCAACATATTGCTCAATCATATCTGCTTCTCTGAGATACATGAATATCATATTATATTCTTTTAGGTCTTCGTCATAATAAACGAACTTTGTAGGTGGCTCCCCCATATTCGAGAATTGCATATTATGTTCTCGTTTTAAGAGAATCAGCTGTTCTAGATCAAATGCGTTATCCACCTTATAATCTTCAATAAGACATTTGACTATATTGATAAAACCGATCATGAAACTCCTTCGTACTGTGCGGTTCTTATTAGTTTATTCATTTTGTTGACTAATATTTTGCCAACTTTTTTTACTGTGACAGGAGAATCTTTATACCACTCCTGTACCCTTTCTTTAACAACATCATTTTCTTCGTCACCATCAAAATACATCCATACCTTGTCTTTTTTGGTTGTAAGCAGGCATTTATTTACGTTGGTGTTATCCAGTACGTATCTCTCAATGGTCTCAGGTTGTATGCGAGAACAGTTCAATGCTAGGATATTTTTCTTTCTGCCTGTTACTCTCATGTTCTCATCGACCAAGTCCCCAGATTGCCAATATGATTCCTGACTTTTCCATTTGATAAACAGTTCATCATTCTCGACATAGTAATCAATCAAAGGCGAAAGGTTTTGGCCGATCTGTCTTTCATCTTCTGAGTCGGAAATCGCAGGAGGCACTTCTGTCGATCCATATAAATGATGGAACTTCTTAGCACCTTTTGATAAAACGTCTTCCTTGATTCCCTCGGGTACAATGTCAGCACCACAAGATACTATTTTCCCAGTACAATCAAATTTTTTCCATTTATCAGTTTTTTTAATAACTCTATACACTGCTGGAAGAATAAACATATGAGTTGCTTCCTTTACCACATCAAGATATGAATAAGGATTAAACTCAATTGTTTGCAACCTGCATCCTGTCAGCAAAGCAGGTAAAACAGAAAGAACTGGATATCCGATTGAGGATGCTGGAAGGCATGCGTTTACTATTACATCATTCTTTGTATAGTTATTATAGAGGCAATTCTCCTCAGCAACAGCTGTCATCAATTTCCAGGAATGTGTTATTTTCTTGGGCACCCCTGTTGACCCTGACGTATAATAAGTGAAATCCTCTTTTCTTTCCCACTTACGAATGATTTCCTCAGTCTCTTTTTTGTAGTTTCTTATATCCAAATTGTTCATATGTTATTTTTGATATTTTCTCTGACAGTCTAATTGTCCACCAGTCACCGATAAACGGAAAAAATGTATGAACTATTCCTAGCAAAAATACTGCACCAGCACACATTGTACACAACCCTGAGTATTTGAAGTGGTGCCAGTAGGATGAGTTTGACTCAGCTAAGTGATTAAAGTTTAGGAGCATAGTGTTCCATTTTATTTAAGTATATACCCAGTTGACACCAAATCCCATCTGGGAATATCCATTGATATGAGCCACTGTATTTTTGATAATTATCCCAGATAAATTTTTCGTCGGCACCTTTTTGTGAGTCGAGCCAAAACTGTGTATCCGTTCGACTGCTCAAAGTGTAGTGTGCCAGCTGAAATCTAAGTCCGTCATTCCATATTCTTCGCATCACACGATTGTAAGATTTCTTGCTGTATCCTCTTTTGATAGTATTCGCTAATTGCGTAATACCACTTTGCGTCATAAACAACGCAGTTGCTTCAAGAGGATCTACAAAACCAGAAGATGTTCCTATTGCAACTACATTGTCTGACCAGGGATTCTGTAGGATCATTGGATCCCACTTTATGAATCTTTCTCCTCCTTGTGGGGACAAGGGTGTTCTATTAAGTGCCCCATAAATTTCCCGAAACTCTTTGAGTGCTTCCTCTTTATTAACGTGACTGCTTGAATGTATATAACCCATGCCCACGCGATTCTGTAAATTGACTTCAAACGTCCAACCATATTTTCTCGCAATTGATTTTGTTACATCAGCATCATTGGGAGATTTCTCCATGGGGCAAACCCAAGCAGAATCCACAAAATGATAATCTGAAATACTCATTTTTGTAAAATCTTGTACAAACTTTCGCTTAAACCCTGTTGCGTCAACATACAAATCAAAACCTGGTGGCAATTCATCCACCTCTTCCTCAATGTATTTAGTTTGTGTACAAGATTGTCTTACTATATCGGCAGCAGATTCTGCGCAAACATGGTAAGCATAATCTGACCTAGAGTCAGGGGAGTCAAATTCCTTATAGAAGTTTTCCTCGATTATCTTTCCATTCTTATCAAAGTTGGCTGGGTCTGCCATCATTTGGTCAAACTTATTATCGTCGTTGAACCAAAAGCGAGTCACGAATGGTTTATCAAATTCGGGTGCGTTCCACCCTTCTTTGTAGTTGCCATATTTTAAAACAGCATTGGATTCTTTGACCCAATCTTTTTCTTGTATTCCTAACTCTTCCCACCACCATTTGAGTTGCGGTAAAGTTGATTCGCCAACACCTAATCCTGGTATATTCGGGGAATCATATAATGTTATGTCCCAATCGGGCATATGTTTCTCAAAATATCCAGCAGTCCACCAACCAGCAGTGCTACCTCCTATAATACATAATTTCATAACTATACCAATATTGGATCACTTGGTTCGTAATATTCAACGATATCTTTCATTACTTCTATAATGTCGTCTCTGAAATGTTTCGCTATTATGTAATGTTTTTCAGAAGGATAACGTTGGGTTAAAACAACTGTGTCCTTCGGAACAAATGTCATAGAGAACAATTCTTCTCCAAATTCGTCTGCTATTTCCTGATTGTATTTTCGGAAAGGGTGATCTTCTATAAAACTATAGAGATACTTTTTTATTTCTTCTTTACTTTCGAACTCACCCTTGACTTTAATAATACTATTTGTCAGAATCATGAATGTATTACTGTTTCGATATTCTTCATTTTCTTAAGAGTCGGAAATACAAAATCCTCAGTGTGATGTTCTCTGCGATTACGAGTCTTATCAGGAACGCCAACACCCATAAGTAAAATAGGTGACTCTCCTAAAATCTCTTCGATCTCATCTCCGTCCATACACTTGCAACATCCTGTAGCATATCCAAGTTGAGTGGCAACGACATTGACGTATCCTGCGGCAATACCAACTGCCATTGCACGATCCTCGTCATAGTCATCATCGTTTTCTCTTTCGATCAACCCTTCATCGTTCTTAGTAAATGCTAAAAGCAATTGAGCCAAGGTCTGAGAGTTAGTATACATTTCTCCCGACTTGCTGGCGTCATAAGCATTCTCTTCTCTTTGTTCTGGATTGTAATCAAAGTAGATTGGACCAAATCCTTTGGTCTTTTCATGTATCTTCTCAATAGTCCCCCGATCCTCAATAACGTGTAATTTATAGTAGTTGAGGTTTTGCTTTGAGGGGCAATTTGTTGCCGATTCTAAGATCAGTTGTTTGTCTTCTTCTGAGATATGTTTTGATAGATCCCAGTTTCTCTGACATTTTTGAGACTCGTGTATCGTCTCCTTTATCATTTTGCGAAATGATCCGTTCATATTGTTCCTATAATGTGTAGTCTATCCTCGAAGGATGCGTTAACTGCTGTGTGTGGTAAAGTGCTATCGATAATATAACACTTACCCACGGGGAGGTGGTGTACTTTTTTGTCTATAATTAAAAAACAACTTTCGTTCGTGATGATTGGCATATGAAATCTTGGCGTAGGATCTTTGTGATACGACAGGCACGTCTTACTTTTTAGATTCATAAGTCTGCTTCTCACCAATTTAAACTTTGCCAGTATAGAATTAGTGTATGTCATCTCAGTCCAAAAGAACTCACAGAATTGAAACTCGCCCTCAGTAAACTCGATGCCTGCTCTAGCTCCATAAAAAGGATCCTTACCTTTGACTGTCTGCAAAAGTATTTGATCATCGTATTCGGGTATTATTTTTCTTATTTCAGATTTGACTAACTCTATGTCAACGTCAAAATCTAATTGTTCTATCATCTATGCATCTTTCATAATCAATATCCCAAACAACCTGATCGACTCCATATATGTTTTCGATTGATCTTTCATGTAACCATTTTCTTTTACTGCGTCTGACAACCTTTGTTATTCTGGAATCAACGTTTGTTGTGATTACTACTTCTTTGCCTTTTTCTAAGCACCAATCTAACGAGATTCCCGCGACCACATTTGAGAAAAATCTTTCTTCAACGTACTTTCCCCAGACTTTGGGGGCATATTGTGTTGTGGTTGCCCGTACTAATATTCTGTATGTATTCGGGATAAAATTGCTTATGTCATCAACACCCGACATCATACAGAACTCGCCATGATTTCTATAAATGAAACAAGTCTCCATTCTATCTATTTTAAGATAGTTGATGTCGTAGTTAATATACCTTCGTTGTTTCCAATATGGAACCCAAAAGTTTTCTATTTCTAGGACATCATTGGTCTCAATCTCATTATAGGACAGCGATACCTGTTTCCCGTTTGAAATCTTCCACATCTTGCTCATTATTACAGATTGGCTTCCCGTTTATATTTAGTGACGTGTTTATTAGGACTGGGAAGTCGTTGAGGAGAGGATAAAGGTAATGGTCAGAAGTTATTGTTTGCACTCTAACAGTTTGATCTTCGTGCAATAATTCTACAGGAAAATCATTCATATTCTGGTTGGCAAAGAAGCATGTATTCATATAAGGGGAAGGTTTTCCACGCAAGAAATACTTATTTACGTCTTCTTCTTTCACGATGCAACCAAATGGTCTCCAACTGCTTCGGTTCTTTATCTTGCACAGTCTTTCTTTCCAGTGCCTTTTTCTAGGATTGGCTAGTATAGATCTGTTACCCAGTGCTCTTGGCCCAAACTCACATTTACCATGTGCAACTCCAACTATGCCGTCGTCTGTCAATTCTTTACCTATTTCCTCTAAAACAATTGGCTTCATTATATTATACCCTAGATAGGGAGAAATGTCAAGTTTTTGTTTCTTATGCGCTAAGACACAACCTATTGCTGATCCAGCATCATTCGGGGCAGGTGGTACGTACAGATCATTTTTGATCAGCATGTTTGCTCGTACATTGAGTGCGCATCCCCCAGTCAAAACTATGGGGCCAGTTATGTTCGTTGTTATGTTATGTAACCACTTTTCGTATAGTTTCTGGGCACCAGCAGCAATTTCAAACCTATCACCCTCATATACCCATCCTTTGTGAAAGTTGTATTTTGAATCAAATAGTTCTTTCAGGATATTGTATTCTTTGTCACCATTCCCTAAGGCAGATGCACCCATCATTTTGTATTCTTCGTCGTTGCCTCTCCATCCACCTGCTATGGTTGCGGCAGTATACATCAGTCCTAATGATTGTGGGTAAGTCCATCCAGATATTTTTGTCATTTTTCCATTTGCGCATTTCCATACAGACATTGTATCCCATTCGCCGATACTGTCGATAACAAGGGTGGTGCATGTATCAAATGGGCTAGTATAATATCCCCAGCTAGCATGTGATTGATGATGACCAGTAAGAATCCAGGAATCATAGTGAAAGACATCGTTGCCGTTCCAGATGGATGGTTTCGGTTTAGAAGGTTGACCTGCTTCTTTGCGCCGATGTTCCTTTTTGTAGTGGTCCTCAAAATAGTATATTTTAGCAGGTTTACCGTAAGTTGTTCTGAGGAAATTGAGGAGGTTAGGAGGGAGTTGTTTATCGTGCTTGATTCCGGACCATCTTTCGCCTTCTGTAGCAAAGACAAGTTGATCATTAATAAATACCGAAATAGCCGAGTCATGGGATCCAAAACTTAATCCCCATTCAATCACATTATCATTCATGTACTATTTAGGGATTCGTGTAACCCTAAATATGGTTGAACTTTCTTAGGGGCACCATGAGCAAACCAGTAAGCAGAACAGATTTTAAGAATTATTGCCTAAGGAAACTTGGGTCACCTGTCATTGAAATCAACGTCGCCGACGTTCAACTAGAAGATCGGATAGACGAAGGATTGCAGAAATGGTCAGATTACCATTTTGACGGATCATCGCGATATTATTGGAAGCATGAACTCTCCCAAGTTGACATTGACAGGCAATGGATAGAAGTCTCAGACGAATACATAGGCATTGAACGCATACTCCCACCTACTAGTATGCGAGGCACTTCCGGTATGTGGTCATTCAAATACCAATATATGATGAATGACATGCCTCACCTTGCCAAAGGTAATATGAACAACTTTGCTATATCAATGCAAAACCTCGACATGATTGATGAACTTTTCAACAGTCGTGGACAAAACATAAGATTCAATAGACATACAGATAGACTTTATCTGGACCTCGTATGGCCAGGAGCAGCGTCAAGCCAACCAGATATAATATTAGGTGATACCATTATTATTGTGGGTCACAGGAAAACTGATCCGGATACATACCCCGATGTATGGAATGATATGTGGTTAAAGAAATATTGTACTGAACTTTTCAGATACCAGTGGGGGTCAAATTTGATCAAGTTACAGGGTGTTGCGTTACCAGGAGGTGTGACGTTGAATGGCGAGGCGATCCTTTCAGAGGCAAAAGAAAATCTGCAGTTACTGAATGAGGAAATGTCCCTAAACTTCGAATTACCGATGGATTTTTTTGTTGCGTGATTTGAAAAATTTAACATAAATAATGAGATAAAATGGCAGAAGAACAAACAAACACAGATAAGCATGAACCTGCGATAATGGTAAAGCAGTCAAAGGTTTTATGGATTCTCGTGGGTGCTATCTTATGGTTAACAATAACAATAATGTCACTTCCCGCATTGATTGAGAAAATCATTGTCGCGGAAAATGCTGTTTTACAAACTATTGTGGACCATGAATTAGACGACGCGAATGATAATTATGAAAAATCCTTGAACTTATTGTTGCAAGGAAAAGGTGCACAGGAAATTCTAGAAGCATTCCAGTGCAATATCAGTCCGCAAGAACTGCAACAAATAGTACAGGAAAAGAAAAGAGAACAACTGGCTCTGGAGAAAACAAAGGCAGAAGCGAGCTTTTCTGATTCTGGGGGAGAATTGAAATAATGGAAACTTTAATAGAAAGCATGAACCTCATTCTCATGATGGTCTTTATACTACTTTACTCTGTTTTAGTAATGGTAAATGACGTAACTAGCAAATTAGCAAACTTTTTTCGCAACGCAGTTTACATGAGTTCGGGAATGCTGTTTGTTTACTATATTTTTCAGATTAGTTACTTAGTACCTTATAAAGAGTTTGAATATTTGATAGCATTTTTAGTGGCATTATCCTTTAGGGATTTGTTGCCTGTGTTGGTAGACTTTGTAGTCCACGTAAGTACAGCAAAATTAAAACAAATCGATGCCCGCATTTCATCAAGTAAACCAAAAAAAGGAGAATAATGTTACCCTTATTAATACCCTTGTTGACTAATGTAATTGGAGGTCTCTGTGCCGATGCGGCAACAGATCTCGCAAAAGACCACGTAATGAAGATGATTAAAAAGGCAGTTCCACCTGACGCAATGGAAGCGATTGACACAATCATAAGTTCAGATCCAAGCCACCCTTGCGACACTATGGAACATTTTATTGACTGCATGGTCGATCCTGACAACAATGATGTTCCATCGATTCCCGGGATGCCGGACATGCCAGATATTGGCCCAATGACAATTTCGTGCGATATTACTATCGATCCTGCGACAATGGATATCACAGTAACTAGGACATAAATGCCAACAAGTCCATACATACACCACTATAGAGATGTTGGGGAACAAGGACTTATTCAATCGATCACTGCCGAGACTATTTTTCTCGGTGGTCGAGATATAATATACCTGCCTAGAGAAGATTACAATAGAGAAGACCCTATCTTTGGACAAGCAACTCAACTCATTTTCAAGACCTCACTCAACGTAGCAATGATGTTAGAGTCGACTGAGGGATTTGAAGGCGAAGGCGAGTTTTATTCTAAGTTTGGTCTGGATATTAAAGATAGAGTTACATTGTCTTGCTCCAGAAAAACTTGGGATGAGTTGGAACTAACCTCAGCATCACCAGTCCAGACATGGAATACGGAAGATTCTGATGGATATGATAGATTATTATTTGAACCAGAAACAGGATCAACAATCGATCGTCTAGTAAACGAGGATGATTCTGGTGACAAATTTTACTTAGAAGATAGCGTTCAGTATGGAAGCAGAAATCGTCGTCCAATGGAAGGTGACTTGATTTATTTTCCGTACAACGAAAAGTGTTTCCAAATCACTTTTGTTGAGCATGAGTCTCCAATGTATCCAGGAGGAACATTGCCCCAATTTGTGCTGACGTGTGACTTACTAGAGTATAGCAATGAAATATTTATTACTGGAGTTCCTGAAATCGATAGTATCGAAGATAAACTCTCTCAGATGCTTGTCGAATCAACCTGTACTACTATTGAAGGTGGTGCTGTTGGGCAGTTTCAACGTGGCGAAATTCTCCGTGAAACTACGGTGCTTGGAACGGACGATAGTAACGCTAATACTGCAAGTGCTCGTGTTCTTAGTCATGATAGCAACACTGGTAAACTTGTCATCGCTCCAATGACGCCAGGACTATCTACGGGTGACCACATTTATGGGCAAACATCTGGTGCTTATACTACCTTTACCTACCTTCTCGCAAATGATGGTCTTGGTAATGCTCCTTCGGTTGAACTCGAGGAACTGTCAGACAATGCTGATGAATCAGCAATGAATGTTGAACTCGAGGATTTTGCTAATAACTTCATCGACTTTTCGGAGAACGATCCATTTTCAGAAGGGCAATTCTAATGTTTGGGAATCATCTTTACCATAGGCTAGTAAAAAAATACGTTGCTTATTTTGGTACATTGTTTAATAATATTGAAGTGCGTCGTTATGATAGTGATTCAAAGATTATAGGCAGGTTACGGGTTCCAATATCTTACGCAAGCAAAGATTATTATAGACAACGATTGGTCTCAGATCCTGAATTAGCAAGGAAGGCATCACAAATGCTTCCGCGCATGGGATTCATGATGTCAACTATGTCGTATGATATGTCGAGAAAAATAAATCCATTACATAAGTTCGTCAGTAATGTTGGCGGACAAATACGTGCTATGGGTAGCAGTATTCCATACGATTTTTCGTTTGAGCTTCATGTCTGGTGTAAAAACCAAGAAGATGGGCAACAGATCATAGAACAAATCGTGCCATACTTTCATCCTGATTTTACTGCCAGTTTGAAGTTAGTTGATAAAATGGATTTAAGTTTAGACGTACCCGTTGTTTTAGATAGTGTAACAAATGAGGACACTTACGAAAACAGTCCTGATGGAACAAGAACAATTATTTGGACTTTACAATTTACAATGAAGGGGCATTTCTTTCCAGAAGTTGAGGAAAGTCCTAGGGGAATTGTTAAACACGTTGATGTACACTTGGCAGCAGATACAGATACATCTGCAGGGTTTAATTCTAACATTGAAATAAAACCTTCACCGACGTCGGCAACGCAGTTTGACCCGTACACAATAACAACAGAACAAAATTTCTTTAATACCGCAATGCATTTTAATCCTGTGACTTGTGTACCGCAATTAGAACCTTTTGAAGGATAATTATGAAATACTTCGTAATGGTGCTAGCTCTTTTTATGATGGGGTGCACAATAAATATGACCCCACAACCACCTACTGATGAAAAGAAAGTTCCAGCTCAAATAGAGATGAAGCAGGCCGAACAGAGTAAACACGCTCCGTGGCCACAAGATGGTAAAGAATATTGGTATGCAAGATACTTTCATACTATGGCTAGCCACCCAGGCATTCAACAACGGATAAGACCAGAGGACGTATTTGCAATAGTCAAGTGTACTATGAAAAAATACGAAGAGGAACATTCGTGGGAATGGTTCCGCAAAAATCTTGCAGATGTACAAATACTTACTCCAGAAAATACTCAGTATGTATACGTTGTCACTAGAGCTTGTGCAGATAAAAACGCTAAAGAATCTTCTGTAACACCAGCTCGTATTACTATTTGAGAGATATGTTATGAATCAAGATGAAGAACTAAAACATATATTCGATCTACCTGTTAAAAAAGAATCAACCGAAGTAGAAGTCGTTCCGGCACCAAAGGGTAATCTAGAACTAGAAACTGATTTTGAATATTCCAGAGATAACATGTATACTGCTATGGAAATGCAGACCGAAGCAATGGGTGAAATGTTGGAGCTAGCAAAGGCATCTGGTCACCAAAGAGCATTTGAGGTTTTCGGTTCTATGTTTTCACAGTACACTGATGCTCAAATAAAACTGATGACTCTACATCAGCAAAAAGAAAAAGTAAATGATGCTCGGAGCAAAACTGTGAATAACACCACAAACGTCCAGCAAAATGTATTAGTAGGATCTACGAAAGATTTGCTATCGTTGGTGAAAAGAGGTCAGGTCAAGGAGGATGGTGAAATCGTACGTTAATAATCCTCTGATTAAGGCACAGCATCAAGAACAAGAATTTACTAAGGAACAAATTGCAGAGTTTGCTAAGTGTGCAGGGGATCCTGAGTACTTTATTGAAAATTATGTAAAAATCGTACATCTAGAAAGAGGATTAGTTCCTTTTGCATTATATGGTTTTCAAAAGAAAATGGTAAAAACCTTTCACGAGAATCGTTTTGTTATCTGTAAGGTTGGTCGGCAGTCAGGAAAGTCAGTCACCGTAATCGCATATTTGTTGTGGTACATGCTATTTAATGAGAGTGTGTCTGTTGCTATGTTAGCAAACAAGGCAGCTACTTCTCGTGAACTCTTATCAAGGATGCAACTTGCATACGAGAATCTTCCCTTTTGGCTTCAACAAGGTGTTGGAGTTTGGAATAAAGGTTCTTTCGAACTGGAGAATGGTTCAAAAATCGTTAGTTCTGCTACTAGTTCCAGTGCCATTCGAGGTAGTTCTTTTAATTTGGTATTTTTGGATGAGTTTGCATTCGTCGAAAATAATCTAGCAGAAGATTTTTTCCGTTCTGTTTTTCCTACTATATCTTCCGGTAAAAACACAAAATTAATGATTGTTTCTACCCCCTATGGGATGAACCACTACTATCGTATGTGGAAAGAGGCAATCGATGGTCGCTCACAGTTCGTGCCTATTCAGGTACATTGGTCGGAAGTTCCAGGAAGAGATGAAGAATGGAAAGAAAATACTATACGAAATACATCAGTAGAACAGTTTCGGCAAGAGTTTGAGACTGAATTTATTGGTTCTGATCAAACGTTGGTTGACCCGAATTGCCTCACGGCATTGAGATGGGCCAAACCATTGATCAACAGACAAGGATTAACCATTTATGCTGAGCCAAGTACAGACAAATTATATGCTTGTACTGTGGATGTTGCTTTGGGCAAAGGCAAGGATTATTCAGCATTTATTATTTTTGATATAACAAAAATTCCTTACGAGGTGGTAGTGGTTTACCGAGACAACCTAATCACACCACTTGTTTTTCCAAATGTAATACATAGCCTAGTTAAACAGTACAATAACGCATACACCCTTGTAGAAATAGATGGGTCAGGTGCCCAAGTTGGTGACATATTGAGACACGATCTTGGTTATGAGAATCTTCTCATGACCTGGAACGCAGGAAGAAATGGCGTTCAAATATCAAGTGGTTTCAAAAGGTCTGCAATGATGGGACTTAAAATGACACGTCCAGTAAAGAACATAGGTTGTATGACGATTAAGAATCTGATAGAACAGGAAAAGATATTACTAAAGGATGTTCACGTTATAACAGAATTTTATAGTTTCGCACAAAGAGGTCAATCTTGGGAGGCAACTCCTGGGACACATGACGACCTTGCAATGTGTTGCGTATCATTTGCTTGGTTGGTTGCTCAGAGATATTTTGCTGAGTTGACTGACGTAAATCTAAGAGAAAACTTATTACAAGACGTTGACGAAGAAACATGGGATAATTTGACCCCATTCGGTTTTATTGACGATGGCCTAATAGATATTCCTTCAGAAACCACACACGTGGCCAGAGATGGAAATGATGATTGGCTTGAAAATAAAGGATCCGAATGGCTCTAGATTCCATAAACCCTAAATAATGGGCAATACTTCTGCTGACGTTTACAAAAATATAGGAGTAAGATGTCATTTCCAATTTCACCAGGTGTTAATGTTCGAGAGATTGATCTAACCACTGGAACTCCTGTCGTTTCCACCTCTATCGGGGCATGCGTAGGACAGTTTACATGGGGACCAGTTGATGAGAGAGTTTTAATCTCATCTGAAGTCAATTTACGAGATACATTTAGTAAACCTAACGATAACAATTATGTACATTATTATACTGCAGCGAATTTTCTGTCGTATAGTAATAATCTACGAGTTTGTCGTGTTACAGACGACGATACTGCCTTAAATGCTACAACTGATAGCGTAGGTAGACTCGTAAAAAACGATACCGCATACGTTTCTCTCGATCCTGATCAAGGTGGTGGTGCTGATGCAACCGCTAACCGATTCTGGATTGGAAAATTCCCAGGAGATCTGGGGAACAGTTTAGGTATTTCCATCTGTCCAGCTGATAAACCTGCCTATGATATGGTTGGTACATGTTCCATAACTGGAACAGCAATGACAGGTATCGGAACTGCCTTCGACACAGAACTCGAAGCAGGTGACGTTGTCACACTTAACAGTGTTGCTTACGTAATCTCTGCAGTAACTGATGCAACAAACGCAACCCTCAAGTATGCACCTGCTGATCAAAGTGGTGTCATCGGGGTAAGAAATGCAAGAACCAACTTCGAGAAGACCGTAACAGGTACTATCTCAATGACTGCTAATTCAAACACAGTTACAGGTGATTCTTCTAACTTTACCAACGAAATATTTGTCGGTGATACTATTATAGTCGGTTCAAATTCAGCTGAAGTAATCGCTGTTACAAACGACGCAAGTGTTGAGCTCAATGGCCCAATTTCACCAGCTGCTATTGTCGGTGGAACTTCAATGGATTCTCGTTGGAGGTTCGCTCTTAATTTTGATAGATCACCTGGGACAAGTGAGTTTGCTACAACTGCTAACTCTGCAAACGATGAAATGCACTTAGTTGTGTATGACTATCGTGGTCGCTGGACTAATGTTGAGGATGATGTCCTCGAAGCATATGACAGCATGAGTGTTGCTAAGAATGCTAAGTCACCTGAAGGTGCTAGTATTTATTACAAAAACCGATTAAATAATTCATCAGCATATGTTCGTTTCATAAAACATCAAACTGGCGTTACTAACTGGGGAGATAAAGCAGAAGATAACGTATTTGATCTGCTCAAGGGTACGAAGTATTATGAAATGCAAGGTGGATCTGACGGTAACAACGTATCAGTAGGAGACTTACAACTTGGTTGGGACATTTTCAATGATCCTAATACAGTTGAGGTAAGTTTGTTGATGCAAGGTGCTGCTCCTGATGGAGACGGACCTGCTTTGGCTAACTACGTGATTAATGTTGCTGAGAAGAGAAAAGATGCTGTGGCACTTGTTTCTCCTGAGTTTTCTGACGTAGTTTTGGTTCCAGGATCAGAACTATCAAACCTCAAAGGTTTCCGAAATTCTATTAAGTCATCGACTTATGCGATTTTAGATTCAGGATGGGGATATCAGTACGATAAATACAATGATACTTATAGATGGATACCATTAAATGGTGACATTGCTGGTCTTTGTGCAAGAACTGATACAAATGCAGATACTTGGTTCTCGCCTGCTGGTCTACAGAGAGGTATTTTGAACTCTCCGATCAAACTGGCATATAACCCAGTACAGGCACAAAGAGACGAGCTATATAGAATTGGTTACAACTCTGTTGTTTCGTTTCCGGGACAAGGAATAATGCTGTTTGGTGACAAAACATTGTCTCCAAAACCAAGTGCTTTTGATCGCATTAACGTTCGCCGACTGTTTATCTTTATGGAGAAAGTTATTGGAGAAGCAGCACGAGGGGTGTTATTTCAGTTTAATACAGATTTCACACGAAGTCAATTTCAGTCATCGACTGAGGGATTTCTGCAGGGTATACAAGCAGGACAAGGTCTTACAGACTTTCAAGTTGTTTGCGATGATACAAACAACACTGCCGACGTTATTGATAGCAACAAGTTTGTTGCCGATATCTTTGTGAAACCAACTAAATCAATTAATTTTATTCGACTGTCTTTTGTTGCTGTTCGCTCTGGCGTAAGTTTCGACGAGGCAATCGGAAACGTATAATAAGGACAGACAATGGCAGACGGACAATTCGGTAAAAATGTCGACATTAGTGCATTCGTCAATAATTTTGGTGCTGCTGGTGCTCGCCCTTCTTTATACAAAGTGGAAATTACAGCACCAGAAAAACTTGAAGGTGTGACGAAAGAAGGATTTCAAAAAGTTTCCTTTTTGTGTAAGAATGCTCAATTACCAGGATCCACAATTGGCGAAATTCCTGTAAACTTTCTGGGAAGGCAAGTAAAAATGCCTGGAATCAGAACTTACGAGAATCTGACTCTTTCATTCTACAATGATGAAGATTTCGGGATTCGCCATGAGATAGAAACTTGGATGCACCAAATACAATCATTTGGTAAACCATTTGGTAATATTGTAAACCTGGCTGATAGCTCAGGTGGACAATCATCTACCACTATCAAGGTAATCCAGTTATCTAAAGCAGGCGAAGACTTAAGAGCATACGATTTTTATTATGCTTTCCCGACAACTTGTAGTGCAATCGATCTTGGATTTGATCAAGCAGAAGCAATTGAAGAATTTTCAGTTACATTTGCTTATTCCTATTTCGATGTATCTGGCGGTGATGGTGCGGGTGCAAATTCCAAAGGCATAAAGGATGTATCGTAATATTTAACCTTTAATAGAAATTAAATTATGGCAATCAAACTTTTCGGTTTCACGATCGGAAGAGATGACAGTGATAAGGTTTTATCCTCACAGACTTTTACAGTACCAGAACCCGAAGAGGGAATAGCTCCCATTGCTTCGGGTGCTGGTGCATACGGCACGTTTCTTGATTTAGAAGGAACTGTCAAAAATGAGTTCGACTTGATTGGTCGTTATCGTGGAATGTCTCTCCAACCAGAATGCGAGACGGCTATCGACGATATCATCAATGAAGTAATTGTTGATACTGGCAGGTCGGATCTTATTACCCTCAATCTTGCTAACCTTAACGTTGGCGACAAAACCAAAAATCAAATAAGAGATGAGTTCAAGCACGTCCTTCGAATGATGGATTTTCGTAACCTCGGTTATGATATCTTTAAGCGATGGTATGTTGACGGAAGACTCCACTATCATTTAATCATTGATCCTGAATCGCCCGACAAGGGAATTACGGAAATGAGATTAATAGATGCTCTTAAGATGAAAAAGGTTCGAGAAACCAAAATTCCTACCTCTGATGAACAAGAACGAATGAGGAAGTTGGATGTTGTTATTCCACGTACTCAGGACTACTTTGTTTATAATCCTACTGGATTTTTCTCTGGAGGAGCAGGCAATCAACAAACACTAAGAGTTGCGTCTGACGCAGTTGCTTATTGTACCTCAGGTCTTATGGATGGTGGTCGCCGAATGGTGATTGGCTATTTGCATAAGGCAATCAAACCTCTAAATAACTTACGCATGATAGAAGATGCCCAAATCATCTATCGTGTATCTCGCGCACCCGAGCGACGTATTTTCTACGTTGATGTCGGTAACTTGCCTAAGATAAAGGCAGAGCAGTATATGCGTGATATTATGAATCGGTATAAGAATAAACTGGTTTATGATGCGTCTACTGGCGAAATGCGAGATGACAGAAAATTTCAATCCATACTAGAGGATTTTTGGCTCCCACGAAGAGAAGGTGGTCGAGGAACAGAGATCACAACTTTGCCTGGTGGCGAAAATCTGGCAGAGATCGACGATATTCTTTTCTTCCAGAAAAAACTCTATAAGGCACTAAACGTTCCACTGTCACGAATGGCAACAGAAGATTCTGGCCAAGGTTTCTTTGGTCGAGCATCAGAGATTACCCGTGACGAGATAAAGTTTGCTAAGTTTCTTGATCGTTTACGTGCTCGTTTCAATAATCTTTTCTATGATGTCCTCAAGAAGCAATGCTTACTCAAAGGTATTTGCAACAAGCAGGACTGGGATAATATTAGAGACGGGATTCTATTTAACTATGAAACTGATTCCCATTTTGACGAATTGAAAAATGCAGAACTGACAGAACAGAGATTAAATCTTGTAGGGCAGGCAATCGACCATAAAGGTACGTTCCTATCCATCAAGGAAATCCGTCAGCAGATGTTACGTCAAACAGAGGAAGATATTGAAAGAATTGATGGAGAAATCCAAGCAGAAAAAGAAGCAGGACTCTACGACGACTCAGAGGATTCTGGATTCTGATACTAAGGTCTGTGGTATTGACTATAGTATGACATCACCCGCATTTTGTATTTATGATGGATCCAATTTTAATATTAACTATCTTGTTGCTCGTGATCGCGATGTGGTACTGGGGAGGGAGACCTCCAAAACACTAAATCCAAAAATATACCCTAAATATAATACTGAGACTGATCGTTATTCAAGACTAGCATCTTGGGTTATCGATGAGTTGACTTGGTGTCACAGACCTAAGAACATAGTCATAGAAAATTATGCCTATGCTGCTACTGGTCGTGTATTTAATATTGGTGAGAATACTGGTATATTAAAATATAAACTGTTTCAGAATCATATGATGTTTGATACTGTTGTTCCTGGTACTGTTAAGAAATACGCAACAGGAAAAGGGAATGCTCCTAAAGTAGATATGTTAGCTGCTTTTGTTGAGGATACGGGAATTGAACTAGGCAAAATAAAACAATGGTCCGACATAGCTGATGCTTATTGGATAGCTAAATGGTACTACCAGACAATACATCAAACGAATAATACATAAAATAACAATTGAGTGATGAATACATTTGATTCAACAGTGATCGGACACTCAAGTATAACCCCTTTTGCAAGAAATGTCAAGTTAATCTTCATTAGACGACTTACCCCTCATTTCTAATCTCTCCAAAACAAAATCATACTTTTCACTTGACATTTTAAATCATATGTGGTATAATTAATACTAATGATAAAAATTGAATAAGAGAACATGAAAGTAACTATCTACGGGTCACGCAGAGATTGGATGCCAGATGATTGGAAAAAACAAATCCATCATCTAATTGATCATACCTGTTCAGGTTGGTTATCAGTACGCAGGATGTCCTTCCTCACAGTCAAAGTTTGCTTAAATAAAAAACATGATCTCGGAGGTGAAGTGTCTCCAGATTGGATGGCAAGACGGAATAAACCAAATCATTTTAAGATTACGTTAAACCCTGATCTTTGTGATAACATGAAAGAGTTCATGGTCATGATTGCTCATGAGTCTATTCATATTACACAGTACGCAACAGGTCGTTTAATATATAAGAAGACTGGTACGTATTGGGAGGGCAAGAAATGGCAGTTCCCGCAACCAAAACATCTGGGAGGCAGTCCGTATTGGGAGACACCATGGGAAATAGAATCATACGGGTTAGAGAAGGCAATGATTTGGAGTTTTATTAATGTCCAAGCATTAGCAAAAGAAATGCAAGAAGGTGGATGGGGTTTCCTCTTTGAAGATAATACCACATCAGAAATCGTCATTGAACTCGAATAAAGTTAAAAAAGATAAGATTACGCTTGACATTTTAAGTTAAATAAGGTATAATTGTTATAGTGAAAATAAAAAAAGGCGATATTGCCGATAACTTAAACCTAAAGAGGTCAAATGAGTATGATAATGTGTAAATATGGATGTCTATCAGACACCGATGAAAGTCCAGACTTTGGATTTGAAGAAATCAAATGTGAAGATGGTTCTAAAGTGTTTGAATACACCTGCGAACCATGTTTGGAATCAGAAGAAGAAACTTCAAAATCCTAAAATCTAAAAATAAATATGACTATTAAAACGATCTTAGATGAGATTGGGTCGGATAATTCCAGACTCCATAAAGAAAAGGTCCTCAGGGACAACAAGCATAACAAAACACTTGAAGCAGTGAT